GGCTGCACCTACCCGCCTTCATCGTGTTGCTTTCCCACTCAGGCTGTGCGGCTTGCCACCTCCGTGGTGATAACGGGTTTTTACGCCCTCCCACGTCCAGCAAAATGGTCCCGAACTTCCTCAATAGCTTTCGCTACTGCGATAACCTAGGAACTTTTAGCACAATCTCTTATCGGTTCTCCAAAACGATGTCATAGGTGTTCTCGAAGAACCGCCGTTTGACGATCCAGAAGTCTTTGAGATCCTGTTGACTCTGGAGAACATAGTCCCCAGCCTCGCCAAACTGAATCTTCTCCATCGTCTTTGTTTCTGGCTCAGGGCCATTACCCCAAACCTTGACTTCGGCAGTTTCGCCGTAGCTACCTTGGATACAAAAGTTGGGTTCATTAACCTGCTTGTAGTTCACCATAACATCCGGCTTCGGTGAACACAGAAGCCATCCGTCGTAGTCAACTCCGTCGATGTTGTACTTGGCAACCAGCTTGTTCGGCCCCTGCTGCCAGCAATCCCCCGCTTCTCCAAGACAGATCATGACGTGCTCGCCCAAAGGCTCTTTGCCTTCGAACGTATCGACAAGCATCTTGGTTTGGAGTTTTCGATCCGACAGCACAGCAGTGATGTGCTTGGCTCGAATGGGTTTCGTCTTGCGACAAAAACCGAAGGTGAATTGACTCGGAACCAAATACAAAGCATCAGACCTATTCATGATTCATCCTTATGGTTTGCGTAACTTACGTTCTTCATTATGGATCAAATAGACCAATACAGACCAGATCAACACAACAACTCCAAATGAAATTCCTAAGAACCAATAAATTTGGTTGATGTCTTCTTGGCGTATCGGTTGCTCTTGAATAACCACAGTTGTGGTTTGACTTGGCCTGTCGTCTCCAGTCCAAATTGGACTTGCCGGGTTTAGAGGATTAAGAGGATTTAGTGGATCTGAGAAGTCCATTTCACACCTTTTGTTTTGTGGCCCAAGCTACATGCTTGATAATACCCTCATGAGCCATCAATAGCTCTTTGGTATTGTAGCTTTCGGCCAAGGTTTTCTCAGAGGGGATGATATCATGAATCCCGTCATGACACAACTTACAAAGCATCAATCCTCTGGATTTCATTTCATCACGACCAAACGTCTTCAAAAACTTGTTTCGCTTATGCACCGCACAGGGAATTAAGTGATGGAATGAGAGCTTAGTCTCACGCCCACAGAGTTCGCAGTGCTTAATGTCTTTGCGAGGCACACACTCGATAGTGTCTTCGTCGTCGTTGTAGCCGTTCTCTAGTTCATCTGTGATGATAATCTCGTCTTCCATGACTTACTCCAAAAACCACTCCAAAACCTTCTTGAGTGCTTCCATTCGCTCTTCTGTTACTGAGTATCGATATGAAAGTTCGCAGATTCCATCCTTACGGATCATCATACGCCAATCGTTGGATGTACCTACAATCCATCGACCCTTATCGAACTCATCAAACATCTGATTTGGAGTAGGAACCGTTACTGGTAAAATTTCAGCAACTCTTTTAACCAGTTTGGTTTTGTCCGCAAGCCAGCGTAGATTCGGTGTGAACTCAATGCGAGAAGGCATGGTCGCTTCCGTAAGAGAGATTGTGGATAGCCTTTTTCTCGGCCAAAAAACACAAAAAGCTGCGGCACCGTTCTGTAAATGACAGATCAGAGTCGCAGCTATGACAAATGTTGTAATTCCGTTCGGCGTAGGAAGTCATCTGACAAAGGAATCGGTCTGGATCATCGGCGAATCGGTAAACCTCAAGATCACAGCCACGCATTTCACTGTCAGTTACAAACCAGAGGATTAGAGCTATACGAAGACAAGCTGTTCTAATCCTCTGGTTCCGCACCTTAAAACGCACCATTTTACAACACTCTCAGAATGTAGGAATCGTGACCGATACGTCCCCCACAACAGCATCCTTGATGTCGGTGATCGCCTTGTTCGGCATCAGGTATTCCTTCACGCCACGACGACCGTTCTCGTCGTAGGTGTACCCATCACCCCGGAAGAGTTCTCGAATGTGCAGAGTATGGTAGAAGAATCTCCGCAGATCAAGAGCAGTTCTCGGCGAGGCAACGTACTTGTCGTAAGACATGAAGTTGAAACTTGAGGGATCATCCACATCCTTCATCTGCGTGGACGTTCCCATTTGCGTCTGAAACTTCTGCTCCCAATCCTTGAAACTCAAGGTCTGGAACTCATCGAAATACTTCTGCATATCCGACTTGAGATCCGGATACACTTCCGCCGTGCTGCGACACAGACCTTCCCACGTTGCCGGTTGAGCTTCCGAAGCCGGAAACACAACGATCTTGTATGTCTTGCCAGCAGCGACTTGCTTGGCAATGTGATCCGGGTGGTGTCCAACCGTGATGAGCATCTGATAGCCGCTCTTGCCCAGCATACTTGCCAGACCGCCTGCATCCGTCAGAAACACAATCTTTCGACTCGGATCGTCCGACAACTTGGCGAAATCTTCCGGAGTCTTACCCCGAATGATTCGACCACAAAGACCCGTCACAAACGGCGGCGGGCTGAGTGGGAAACCGAGTTCCAGAACCTTCAAATACTGAGCAGGGGTCAACATGGCGTTCCTCTTTGGTTAAGGGTTAGTCCCATCCATAATCTGGATCAATGAAAATTTTCTCTTCAAGAGTGAGATCGTTCTCCACATCATCGTCAACGCAAGTAGCAAGTGTGAAACATTCACCATTGGAGAAGTAGAGAATGTCCAAAGTACGACCTGTTGTTGGGTTATTCGGATTGTCTTGATGGCCTCGGAGTTTCCACTCTCTTACAACTCCCACAAACTGGCCGGGTAAGTTTACAACTCGAATGTATTTCTGGTCGCTGCAAGGACTTTTGTTTTCGACTTCATTTGCTATACGAAGAAGTTCCTCGTGTGTCAAATCAAGATGAAATGTCTTGACCAACCAGTTAACCAATTTACGGAGAATCGTTTTCAAGGGTCGCCTCAGATGATGCTGATTTCTGTTGCCGAAATGTCTGTGCCGCAGAGCAACGTGAAGTAATGGGTATTGCTGTCCATCTCAACCCACACATACTCACGGCCAGCAGGTTCACCTTGTGACGTGACCTTGTCACGGTGATAGTCCCAATACTCAATCTTCGAATGATTGAGTTCTTCTTGCTGAACAGTTCCGTCTCCGTTCTTGTCGGCCATTTCAGCAAGATCAGCCGAGTACGAGTCACGAACGTCATCCACACGCCAGAACTTGAGTTGTTCCGGGAGAGGATTGCCTTCCGGATCAGAGTCGATATTGAACTCTGTTTCCGTTGTCAGAACATTGTGGAAACCATCATCCCAGCCGAATTCATCCATCACTCGCAAAACTTGTACTCGACAACGCAACTTCGTCGGAGCATCGTCATCCGGGATCAAACGGAGGCGAACACGAGTCGGCTTAAGATCATCCAGAGTCACTGCCTTGAGCAGATAATCTGTATGGAAAAACGTGTTTCGCCCGATGTCAGTCCGGTAGACGGCGATCTTCTCGATGAAGAAGTTCTTGTCAGCAAGACCCGGCTCGTTCTGGAAGACAATCGAATTGCCCACCTTGGCCTTGAGTGGATTGTGATACTGAAACTCGATTGGGGTGATGTCCTGCTTGTTGAGGCCCCATAGAATTTCCCAAAGGGTACGTCCACGCTTGGTCATGTTTTCACTCCAATGATTTGCGATAGAAGGAAATAAATTGGGATAGCGATCAGTCCGATCCAGAAACCCTTCGTCACGTCGCCGAGTAACCATCCCACCAAAGTGTTGCCAAGAAGCAACCCAGCCATCATCCCAATCATGTTACCACCTTTTGAAAGCAACCAACCAAATGATTCCAACGATACTGAGGATCGTCAAAAATGCGTAACCAACGATACGGAAAATTCCGGTTTTTGGAGCATTCATACCGCTGTACCTTGACGAAGGAGCAGGGGTCGGTACAGGAGCCGTAGGAGCGGGTTCAGGATTGTACGCTGCTTCCACGTATTGCTGTTCGTACATGAGATCCGGATTGTCTTTGAAATCCTGATCGACGTAATGCGGATCACGAACAGCGTTCTGCTGTTGAAGACGAGCAATTTCAGCAGCAGTTGCCGAGTCTCGAATACCACGTTCATAAGCGTCACGCTCAATCCGATCCTGATTGTTGTACAACCAGCGAGCACGGCGTTCGGCAGACCAATCCGTCATCATCATCCACCAGAAAGCAGAACTGTAACCACCACCAACATGTACAGCCGGTTGAGTGTAATACCAGTCGGAAGGATGCGAGTAATGGTAATGGTTGACGTGTGTTTGCGTTCTCTGTTGACGCACCGGGGCAGCTAGTTCTGTACTAGGACGAGTACGGATAGCTGCAACAGCAGGAGAAGCTATATCAACTTTCACAGTCTTCCCGGACGGGGCAACGTAATCCGTCTTCGGAGGTGCAACCGCTTGTTGAGTCTTGAGAAATCCACGCTCTGATGCAGCCTGCATATTAGCCCGAGCCTTATCAGAGACCGGTTCGCTCTTCGGCTTAACACTGCCAGTTCCGACATCTGGAGCATTGAACACAGACTTTGGCTTGACCGAAGTCGATCCGGTCTGTGGTGCAATATTTGTATTTCCACCGCTGTACTTGGGGGCAACAGGAGGAGTTTTCGGAACAGAAATAGGCGGCGTCTTGGGGGCTGCTGGTGGAGGGGCAATAGGCTTCGGAGCCGTATTTCCACCGCTGTACTTTGAAGTAGGAGGAGCTTTGGGAGCCGAAGGTGGTGTGACTCTCGGTGCTGGTGGAGTCACCTTCGGAGCGGTTGGCTTCGGGGCCGGAGGCTTTGAAGCCGGTGGCCTAGGTGGCGTTGACGGCTTTGAAACAGAAGGTTTCGTAGCTGAGGGTTTGCTACTCCCACCACTGTAGGACTTGGGAGCAGCGAATGCGTCTCCGAGTGCGAGAGTCGCACACAACGCCATGACAAACCATGTTCGGTATTTCATCGGACTCTTCTCCTTTGGGTCAGAAAAACTCCTCTGAATTCTACGAACAAATTTTGTTCTGTCAAACGAGCTTTTTGGAGCTTTTGAGCGGCGGGCGTAGATACCTCGATATTAAAGAATCCTTTACTTCTGTACGAAAATTCTATAATATTACAGATGGAAAGGTTCTCTACATGACAGTATTAAAGATTCAAAACTGCTACTCATGGCTTAAGACTGAAAATGTCAAACTCCATGAGAAGCTTTGGAACGCTCTCCGCTTCCGTGAAAAAGGCTACCAACACTCTACCGCTTACAAGCGAAGAGTATGGGATGGCTTCAGGGACTTCTACGCTCGTAACAGCGGCATGTTCTTGACAGGATTGCTTCCAGAGATTCTTGCTGCTCTTAAACTATTCAAGGTTGAGTACGAGATCGTTGATGAACGCAATACTCCTTCGTGGAAGTACACCTCTATCGACAAATTCTTTCTTAATCAATTTCGGACTGAGACTCATGCCGAAGATGGTTCTCTTCTGGAACCGTTAGAGCTTCACGACTATCAAGTTGATTACGTCAATCAAGCCTTGAAATATGGACGAGGAATCATTAAGGCCCCGACAGGTGCCGGTAAGACCTTTATCCTGATTTCGCTTCTGAAGGCTTTGCCTGACAACACGCCTGTTCTGTTCATGACTAAGAACGCCGGTCTTGTTAAACAGAACTATGAAGAAATGGTTCAATGGGGGGTTCAGAACTTGGGACGCTGTTTCGGTAAATACAAAGAGTTCAATCGAGTCATGTGTATCACTGCTCATAAAGACTCTTTGAAATCAATCGAGAAGCTATTGCCTAAGTTTAAGGTTCTCATTGTGGACGAAGTCCATGAATGTACATCGGCAGTGCCGCTACGGGCATTCGACAAGATGACTTCGGCGGCAATTCGCTTCGGTATCTCTGCAACACCATTCAAGTTCACCAAACTCAATAAAGACGGAACCGAAGACTGTAAGGATAAGGTTCAGAAATACAAAGTCAAAGGTTACTTCGGCGGCGTGTTCAAGACGACAACAACAAAGACAGGTTATCTGACTACCAAAGACTTACAAGAACGAGGTATTCTCTCTCGAAGCAATTGTACGTTCTATTCGATCCACGAGCCAAAGAACATTCAGAATGAGCCTTACATTGATGCGGTTACACTTGGAATCTCGAACAACTTCGATTTCCTCAAGACTGTTCGCAAGCTCACTCTGACACTCACTGGACGAACTCTGATTCTTGTTGAACGTATCGACCAAGGAGATTATCTTAATCAGTTAATCCCGGACTCCTTCTGGATATCTGGAGAGACTGATCTTGATGAACGAGCCAATGTGTTCAAAGAGTTAAAATACGGTGACAATCGTATCGCAATAGCGATGCGACACATCATTACTGCCGGTATCAACGTCTTCGTTCACAACCTCATCAACGCTTCCGGCGGACAAGCCGAGCACTCTATCGTTCAGCAGATGGGCCGTGGTCTTCGTTGTGCAAAAGACAAAGAATATCTTGATTACTACGACTTCTTGTTCAGAACCAATGACTACCTACTCAAGCATTCTATGAACCGCTTGAAAGTTTTGGAGAACGAGGGTCACAAGATCACTGTTAAAGAACTTGATTTCTAAAACATAAAGCCGTTCAGCTTGTCGGCCTTATCGTAATCCTCTTGACTGGTTGTATACAAGTACAACCAGTATTTTTCTATCCCCCAAGGGGAAAAGTAGTTCTCGTTATGGATAGCACGGAACTGTTTGTAGGTCTCCAAGCTAAATCTTTGAAGGTTTGCACGAGTGATAGCGAACTGTGCTCCCCATAACGCTTCCGCTTCTTTCGGTAAAGCCGCTTTACCGTAGAGTGCTTTACAAATTTTGAACATGGTATGGAGCCAATTGTATCGATCCCAATTTGGCATCTCTGAAGTTCGGAATTTCCATGTCCGACCCAAAGCCACCATATCTTCCGTCCAGTAAGGATGCGGCAGACCAATGGTTTGCATATACCGCTCATTCTGCTCTTGGATTGCGGCCATTCCATGCTGGCTTGCCTCAATCAATTCCAGCATGTTTGGACAATGATCAAACGGATTGCCCTGAGAAAAGATCGTTATGTCCGCCAGATCATCGTAATTAGCGATGATATGATACAAGATCGTGTCAGATTCACGTCCAATATTCTCAAGATCAATGATGCGAGAATTGGCCGTATTCCAACGATCAGGAATAGAAAGACCGCTCTTGTTGTAAAGAAAGATACGGTCTACGAATTTGCTAATCTTCTTGATCCAAGCAAAGTCTTCTTTGTAACGGGATACGACTACATCTACCATACATTAGGTATGTTTAGCCGCCTCCAATTGTCGAAGCTCTCTTGACCATTCACTACGAGTCGAGATCAGAGACTCACCGTGCTTACCAATACCACCGTTCGGGAGTAGGGACTTTCTAGTGCAGTTCAAAAGAGCCTGAAGTGTTTGGTAACGCCGTTCAGAGGCAATATCACTTGGGATAATGTCCTCAGCGATCTTGACGGCATCTTCCAAAGTTTGGCATTTGGACGCCTTTAGACGACTTCGCAGAGCAGCAAACGACGCCGAAGAATAGTCCCGAGTATGAGCATCAAAGCGATCCATTCCTACACTATCTTGGTGCGGAATATCCTTCAAAACCCATTCGATGAATTCCTTACGATCTTCGTCTTCTGGATCAAGAATCGGGATGATCAAATCCCCTGCTCGACCGGGGCGACGAATATCCGGAGACAGACGTTCGATACGAGCCGTCATAAGCAGCCAAACCACTTTACCTCGCAGCTTGGGATCACTCATCATCCCCTGAATCTTGCCGGTCAATCGACGCTCTGTTTCATGTGTTTCACCACCAACACCACCGAACTGCGTGTCAGCTTCGTCAACGAACATCATGACCTTAACGAGAGCCGTCAAAACCATTTTCAGCTTTTCGAGCTTAACGTCAGTCTGCCCATACCACTGACTACGAAGATTCTTGAGAACCAGCACTGGCATATCCAGTTCAGACGCCAGAGCTTCCATGATGTAAGTCTTTCCTCCACCAATTGGCCCAGCAATCGCCGCCCCGGAGAGCGAGGAATCATCTGTTGCCATGCAACGAGGAATAAGTTCCGTTCGGATGAACTCTTTCAGCTTCCGAAAACCCATCACATCATCCAGCTTGTGAGTAGGACGTTTGAACTCAACAACGTCCTCTCCAAGCTGAGCACAGATGAACTCTTCCACCTTGTTGTTGATTACATCTCTCGTGATTTCTGGCTCACAGAGAATCTGACGTAGAGCGTGTAACGATAGACCAGCCGTTTGAACCCCGAGATCAATAGGCGTTCCTTCTTCACGACCAGAAGTATGCTTGATAAAGTGTTCCCGAGTCTCTAAATCAGGAAAGGGAACTTCCACAGAAAGAACTTGCGGAAGACTGGAAATCATTGGATGAAGCTGACTGCGAGATTCAGCAAGCAGCAATACAGAATTTGTACCGTTGACAAATTCTGGATCAGAGAACCAGTCATGCATAATCGCCAAACGTTTACGGTCGGCGAACTGCATCCTCGCAAGGTCTTCTGTTGGGATAAGCATGTGAGCACCTTCAATGATAATGATCAGATCATTTTTCATCTTGAAGGTATTGGCCGCAACAGTGAACTGCCGCAGAAGTTCGAGGGCCACCATCGAATTGGAGAACGACTCCATACGCAGGCGATTATAATCATCGCCGGGCCGAAGTTTATTCCACGTATCAATCAATTCCTGTTGATCGCCGATGATCGTGATAGGACGGTTGACTTCGTAGACAACTTGCGTCACTCCACGAGTTCCTTCGCTCTTCTGAACAAACGTCTTTTGCTTCAGGAAGTCAACGAGCGGCACGTATTTCGTGCCATCGAAGAACAAATCATAAATGTTCCCCGACACAATCACAGAACGGGATTGGTTCTTGTTGATAATCTGACGCAGTTTGGAGTAGAAGCTCATCACCGAATATCCTTTGCAAGTCCGAGACGAATGAGAACAGCGGCATCCTCTTCGCTGATCTCTTGGTAATTTCTCCAACTGTACTGAGTGACGCCGTAGTAGCAGTCTTCAGGATCTTTCCAGTCATCGCCTTCCCACCAAAGACAAATTTCCTTATACGATCCTTGGACATCTCCGTAACCACTTAAAGTCAACCCTCTGTTTAGGGCCTCGTCTTTCTTGTGAGGATTTTTATCCCACCAAGCATTGCAGGGTGAGAAGTATTCACCCTCAGCTTCCGGATCAGGTCCAACATAGTTTTCCAAATTGTTGAACAAATACTCCTTATCGATATAAGCAACCGCCTGCTCCATACTGCCAGTGATGATGAGTTCCTTGATCCCATCTTCCTGACTCTTTGGGCCATAGTGCATGAAGCCGACTTCGACAAGGAACATGTTCAACCTCCAAAAAATTGATCAGGATGCTGGTATTGAAATCCACACCGCTCTGCAAAAGTTGCATCGGTGGTTTGATCGCCGACAAAAATACACTGTTCAGCATCGAGTTTGTATTTCTCAATCAAAACCACGCCAAGTCCCGGATGTGGCTTGCGACAATAGCAAGACACAGGCGGAACTTGATGCGGGCAATACAAAACATCGATCTCTTGTTTCAACAGTTCGCAGGTCCGTTTGATACAGAGATCCACGTCGGCAAGGGTCAATTTCTTCTTGGCAACACCACTTTGATTGGACACCCCTGCGATGATGTACCCTTTGTCTCGGTACTGCTGGATTAGCTCACTCCGACCGGGCAGGATTTCGATATGGTTCGGAGTCAAAGGGTAGGGTTCTGGCCCCGTTGAATTCCGAACAGTCCCATCAAGATCCAGAATCAAAGCCTTGTTCTTATACGCAGGATCTTTGACTCTGACAAATGGGATTTTCTCAATTGAGTCAAATCCCTCAGCCATTGTCGGCTTCTCGAACTCCTTCCGATAACCAAACAAGGCGACCGGCGGAAAGAGATTCGGATCAGTCGTCTTCTTGAACTCAGCCGGGCCGTACAGAATACCGGTCTGTCTCACCATACGGGTACAAGCATTGAACTGTGCATCCTCGAAGGAGGTGTCGAGCCATACACAGTGAATCGGCATACCGAGAGTCTTAGCCGTCTCAATGATCTTGCGACGAGCCTCAACATTGCGGTAGGTGTTGTCGAGTACAAATTTGGTATGACCTTCTTTGTGTGCCGCAACAACGTACTCATGCAGATCCTTCAAACGTCCTCCAAGCTCATCCCGATTGACCCGATAGAAGCCGTCATCGACGTACTTCTTGACGAGTGTGGTTTTGCCTGCGGCGTTGTACCCCATGATGATGACAATCACTTCTACCTCCTTGAGAGCTTTTCAGCTTTCAACCAAAAATCTTCGCCAGTACCTTCAGGACACCCGGCATCAAGCCACAGATAGTAGGCTCGAACACGAATATCGTTATCCGACACAGGAATTGCAACAGGAGTCTTCGGCTTTAGACCACAAGCGAAGATCGCTGCATCGACTACGTCGAACAGAGTCCAATCCCGCATGTCAGAAATACTGAGCCAAGGCGGCTTGAGATACTGTCGATCCCAATACAATCTTTGGTTTCCGGGATAGATGTTCAGAAGCCACGTTGACTTCTTTCCAGCCTTATCCAGCGTCAAGGTGTAATGAACGTCAGAATGCTGTAAAAGCTTTAGACCGTAGTCCTGAGCCTTTGCAGCAGCGGCATGGTACTTACGGGAGTTGAATGATCTTCGATCCTCCCCCTCCACACGCCGCACTTCATTCAACATTCGGTACATTGAACCGATATCATCGTCAGACATAGTCACCTCAAAAAACGACATGAGTCCTTGGGTTGACAGTAACGTCACCCTCAAATATGACTCGTCGAATCTCTTCTTTCAAGTGAACGAATCGCTCAAAATCACGAGGATCAGTCGGACGGAAGATATCCGACGCCTTGTCGTAACAGATCGTTGCTCCATGCGTAGCACCTGACATGCCTGTTTCAGGACAAGTCCAATACTGTGTGAGGCCAACCACTCTATCACACAGATAGAATGCTTCGTTCAATTCGTGTGTCACAAGAATAATAGTGGTCGGGGTTTGACTGGAGATATTGTCGATTCGAAGCTGGAGAACCATCTTCTGAAGGTCTTCACGAGTTCCTTCGTCCAATGCTCCAAAAGGCTCGTCTAGCAGAAGAACCTTCGGCTGCATAATGAGAGCCTGAGCGATAGCGACTCTTTGTCTCATACCGCCCGAAAGATCGGCGGGATAACAACCAATTGCACGCTCAAGGTCTAACTTCGCCAAGAACTCCTTGGCTTGCGTCATGTGCTTTTTCCGAAGAGGCCACCAATACCAAGGCATGAACGCTCGTTGCAGAATATTCGTCTGGTCAAGCATCAAGCCAAAGGCAATGTTCTCTTCGGCAGTCAGAAAATCGTACAGAGAATAATTCTGATAGACGATTCCGACATGTCGGTTTGGACGGATCATACGACAACTATCCGCCCAAACTTCTCCCTGTTTTGGGGGATGAGTCCCAAGGATAGAACGCAGGAGCGTGCTCTTGCCACATCCAGACGGCCCAACCAATGCGACAAACTGACCCTGTGCGATATCGAGGTTGATATCGTGTAGAACCCGTTTCGCCTTTGGGTTAAAACGATCCTTGGAACCAAACCAATGGTTCACTTCATCGATCTTGAGAAGCGTCATTGAATCACCTCAATTGTTTCGAGCAAACCACGGCGACACGAGGTTGCGTGTTTTCAGAAGAGCGTAGTCGATCAAGAAACCCCACGCCCCAAGAATGATCAGATAGTTGTAGATCACGTCCATATGAAGTCGTGATCCTTGGATTCGTAGACGATACCCAAACCCCACGTCTCCCAAGCTAAACTCAGCAGCGAGCAGAAGCACCATCGCAGGTCCGACTTGGAGTCGCACAGACTCAATGATTCGAGGGAGGATTTGCTGAGTAACGACATTCCAGATAGCTTCTGGAGTCGAGGCCCCGATAGTGTACGCCTTGTAGACAGACTCATCATGAACGTCAAACTTTGCTGCATTGAAGATCGCCATCGTGAGTGTGGGGATCACACCGAACGCAATCATCGTTGCAAACATTGTTTCGCCGTGACCGACCAGAATCAGAAACACAGCCAACATAGCGGTTGCTGGCAACCGTGTCAGAAATGTTAAAGATGGTTCAAAAAAGGCTTCCATACTACGAAAGCAACCCATCCCAATACCAATGACACAGGAGATCGTTACGCCAAAAAACATCCCGATGCCTAGTCGAGAAAAAGTGGCAATCGAATCCTGTAACAGCCAGATTTTGCCGTTCGAGTCTGGAGTTACCAACTTGGTGGTTGTGTGAATGATCTGAAGCAGCGATGGCATAATCGTGTTCTTTGGATTCAACTGATACTGTCGCCATGACAGATACGAGTAGAATGCCAACATGAACAAGATCGAAGCCGCTCCGAGAATCATCTTTCGCTTCATGGAAACCGGTTGGCGAATCATGACACTCTCCATTCATAGAGCACAGACGAAATGAGTTCCACTAACCGCCACCCAATCATATCGATCTTTTGCGAGGCCAAGGATTGCTTGGTCTGTTCGATAATGAGTTCAATCTCTTCTTCCGTCGGCATCCGAACCATGTTTAGTCTACCAGAAAGAATTGATGGGAATTTTTGAAGCGGTTCGTTTGCCTTGTTGAGAATCTCTACCCTTCGTTCTTCAAGCGTTGCAGGGTTCACGAGACCCACGGTCAACATGTTAGCACGTTCGATGAGCTTTGATCTCTTGTTCTCGAAGGCTTCTAGTTCTTGTCCGTCCTGATAGTCCTTGAAGCCGTTGTTGAACCAACCCGGCGTTGATTCACCTTCCAATTCAATTTGGTCACATCCAAACAAATCAAGTTTCTCCTGAATAGAGAAGGCTTGGTTTAACAAGATATTCCAGTCATAACTGACACCCAAGTAGAAGCTCTTGGAGGTGTCGATGACGAGAGCGTATTGTTTGGGGATACTGCAAGAAAGCATTTAACCACCACTCAAAAAAATCCCCGGTGGATTTAACACCGGGGATTGGACTCACGACACTACACAGAGGAACTTACCGAGGGTCAACCCAACCCGGAGTGAGGGTCGGATCGATATCGACAAGAGTCGTTGCGTTGTCCGTCTCGGAAGCAGTCACCTTCGGTGTCAAGTTCTGCATGTACTGAGGATCGAACTTGAGATCGCTTTCGACAGTGAGGTTCGTGGACGGATAACCCACGATCGGCTTCTTGTCAACGATCTGCTTTTCGACACAGAACCCGACAACCCGATCCATAATCTTCGGCAGATCAGGCGAAGTGTAAACCTCGACTCCCTTGGCTGGAGTATCGTAGAACTGAGTCTCTTTGCAGACAACAGCCATCTGCTCAGCCGACAGGTTCGAGAACTTCGATCCGAGATCAACAAGCGTCTTGTTGCGAGTTGCCGAATCGTTCATTCGACTACAGACTGCGTAGTAAGCTTCGCAGACGCAGCCAGCGAACTCCTTACCACCCGGACGCTTGAGCGAGTCATCGCCGACAACAACCATGTCGATGATCTCACCCGGAATCTTGGTCGAGTCGAAGATGACCTTGGCACCGGGACGAGTTTCGACACTCTGCATCTTGAACGGGTTCCAGACGCAGATCGCTTTGACGTTCGGACTGTTGGTCTGGAGGGCCGTTGCGGCGGCAGCAGGGTCCATCTGAGCGAACTTGTAATCCGCCGGATTTTCACCGAGTTCCTGAAGACCACGGACAAAGACGTACTCGCTGACGGACTTCTCAAGGCCGTAGACCGCATGACCCTTGAGGTTCTGCACTTCCGCAATATCCACCGCAACGACTGCATCGGCACCGAAACTCGTACTCGTCGGCAGGATTGCAGTCGTTGGACGACCGATGGCAGGACTGAGGCAGTCCATGTTCGTCAGACATGCTGCATCGACGGTCTTCGCACCGTAATACTGGATGCAGGCATCGTAGGTCGCTTCCGTGAGGACGATATCAACGCCCCACTTCTGCTCAAGGGCAGAGACTTCGCCTTCCTTGCCCTTCAGAATCCCTTCCATGTCGGCCACGCCGAACGTTGACCACGATGGGTATTCCGACCAAGCGAGGGTAAAGACAGGCAGCTTGCTGTCCTTGGCCGTGACCGGAGCACCAGTGACGGGCGAGGTGGTCTGAGGCGGATTGCATCCGTACAGACCCATCAACATTGCACAACACAGCAGAAAACGTTTCATGCGACTCTCCTAAAAAGGGGTTTCCAAAAGTTGTACTGTGGAACAGGATTATTCCGGCAGCTTGGCAGGGTTGAGGTCCGCTTCCGGATTCGTCTTGTTTGCGAAGATCAGGCTTTCGAATTCCGATGCCGATTCGTTCGTCTTCGAGTAGTTGAGGTACTCGGCTTCCGCAACAGCGGCATCGTTCCCGGCGAGTTCAGCGGTGATCTTTGCCTTGCTCTTAGCCGTCTTGCGAGCCTCACGAGCACTCTTGAGATCCTTGTCGATGGTATTCTCGGCAACGCCGCTCAGCACGTCGTTAACAGCCTGAATTTCCTGAGCAATTGCCACGTCAGCAAGAGCTTCTTCCTTCTCCTGACGGAGATCAGCGGAAGAACGCTGCATCGACTGAAGCTGAACCTTGTAGCTGGCAATTTGGCTCTTGAAATCGACAATTTCCTTTTCCTTGGAATTGATCGATTCGACAATTTCCTTAAGGGAGTTCGAGGCGTCGGTGAACGCTCCCATATGCCGAACGTACTCTGCTTCCTTCTTGATCTCTTCTTCGGTCTTGCCCTGAGCCGTCAGAGCAGCAGCAAAATCCTTCGCCTTACCGAAAGCGGCGTTCTTGATGTGCTGAAGTTTCTTGGCACGCTCATGAAGAGCGTTCACTTCCGAAGTTCGTTCAGATTCAATGTTGATCAGCTTTGCGACAGCATTTCGCACAGTCGTGTAGCGAGTGCTGGAGTTGTTGATGGCAGTATCATAGGTCGCTGCCATCACTGCGGGATTGAAACTCCACGCATCAGCCCAAGAGTTGACCGTACCGGTGAAGTAGTAATAAATCGCACGGACGAAACGAAACATCTTTTCTCTCCTTGTGTGGGGGACATTTGAGCAGAAGAGTTATACGAACTCTTCCAGATTTGTCACTCGTATTCCGAAAAATCTCGGCGACGTTCGATACCATCCAGATCAGCGAGCATTTCCTTCGCACGGCGAGCGGCGTCCAATTGAATTGCCGTCTCATCCCGTAGCGTAGCGAGTTCGTCGCTGTTTCCAGCAGTGGTCGTTTGAAGTTCGACAACACACTTCGAGAAAAAATCTACACTCTTCTCGACTTCGACAAGAATAGCCTCACGCTTCTCTAACAGGTCGGTTTTTGCCTGAGAAGCAGATGGAAGTTTGCGGGCGGATTGCCAAAGTTTGTAGTTGTCTTCCAACGAGACAATCGTTGCTAGAAAAATTCGCTCCAGACGGTTCAACATTTCCGGTCCGATGGAAACCTTCTTTGCTCTGATATCTTCGTGTAGGATCTCATGCATCTTGCGTAGCTGACGCAGATACGTCTGATCTCGCTTGTCACGATCTTCAACCAAGCGTTGGTCGAGATCATCCAATTTCGCACGTCGTTCTTGTTCAGTCCGTTGACGATCCTCCTCAACGACCCTGTTGATGGTCTGATCGTAACGAAGAACGAGATTCGTGGCAGCGATACCAACACCCACCATCAAACCGACACAACCAAGAACCGTGAGGAAACCTCCCCACAAATTTAGCCCCCAAGCGAGCATGAATAGGCAGAGTCCAGTCGTTACCGACAAAGTCGCAGACGGTGGACACAATAGTTCTATCATGATCTTTTTGCGGATGCTCACGTTTTACTCCTTCGGCATTTCCAATACCGTTTTCATTGACTCCTTGCAAACGCAGGAACGTAGCAGCAAGGGGGTCGGATCAAGTAATCCGAACGGTTTCTCTTCTCGCACGGTCCAAGGCGAAGCCAGCTTCGTCGTGCCGTGTTCAAAGAGTTCAACGTGAAGCATTGCTCGTGAGTGACCGGGAATATCTGGTCGATCTTTACCCTCCGGCAAAACCGCCGCCACTACGCCGAGTTGTTGTCCACGATGGACTTTTGAGCCGGGTCCAATCTCATCCGACGGCTTGATCTCTCCGTAGCATACAACACCGGACATCCCTTCGACCATCACAGCATAGGTTTCATTCCACCAAGGCGTTCCAAGAGAAGCTCCTGTGAACTTTTCAATCAGAATGACCGTGCCATCCTCCACTGCATGCACAGATTGTCCATCATCTGTGTAAAGATCCACGCCAGTGTGGATATCATGCTTTCTTTGGAAACCAAAGGCCCCCGGATGATTCCCACAAGGAATCCCGTTAGCAGTGATTAGTGGATGTAGCCATTGAGTAGCTTTGAGCACTGCATCCACAATGTCTTCTATACGACCCATTGCACCTACTCCTGTGTCTTTACAGACCAAAGTCTTGACGACAGGAGGAATCATCTTGGTTCTATAGATTTTGGAAAAATCTTCCAGATGACGAGCCGTAAGAGGATGCTCCCACATGAATGTATTCATCGCCGGAGCAATGACCACAGGACGGTTTGTATCCCAAGCTCTCAGAACTGAAGTTACGAGATTATCACAGATACCATTTGCTGCTTTAGCAAGCGTGTTGGCACTGAGAGGTGCAAGTACAAGAACATCCGCCCAACGCCGAAGATCAATGTGCATGACTTCTTTATTGGATCTCCAATACCACCACTCAACGTCATCATCGAGAACGTGATCACACATACTGGCTAGAACTGGAATACGGACGAAGTGTTTTGCAGAATTCGTCATGACGACTCGGACATCACCAATTTCTTTAAGTGAAGTCACCAATTTCTCGGCAAGCGTACTCGCCACACTTCCAGTCAATCCCAGCAGTATATTCATTGCATAATCCCTTATTTACGTTGATCGTGAGCGTCGTTGATCTCTCGAAATAATCCCGACGCCAAATCATAAGGATTCCACTTGTCTTCTGTCAAAACTTGCCAGCGAATTGTGTCTTTGTCCGTCTTACGGAAAATCGAAAGACGATGCTTCCCTTGACGGATTTCCGTAAGGTCATTTCCGACCACCATATCACAACCATTCTTATCAAAGCTGCTTTCCACAGCTTCGTAAAGTTGTTCAGGGGTCGAGTCCACAAGCAACTTGAAACCCACAAGAAATAGATCCGGGTTATTCTCTTTGATCGAAGAGATAATCTTAGGGTACGGGAACAAGTTAAGTGTCAGATCGGCAGTTGATCGGATCTTACCATCAACCGGAGTAACACCATAATCGCTCACCGCAGCGGCAAGGATCAGACCATCGTACACGTTTCGATACAACAAATCCGATAGTTCGGATTTGTAGTCATCGAAAGTGACGTAGGGAACTTCCTTAAATCGATCAGCATTCCGAGCACCCCATTCTTCCATTTCATGAAGAGAATGGTGACCGATCTTTGCCAGACACCGGACATCGGTCGTCCACAAGAACGGATGCTTACTGTGCTTGGCATACAAGAACGTAACTCGGTCGCCAGCGTCGAGTGCAACTTTTGCAAGTTTGGAACCAAAAGTTCCCGATGACATGTTCGTAATATCACGAACCTTGTCGATGGGAACTTTGGTGCCGCCGCTGGTGATAAGCCAATGCTTAATCTTCTTCGTCTCCGTCGTCATCGTATCCCTCATCGTCAATGTCAGGAGCAGGCTGGATCAGCAATTCACCACGCCCAAAACACAAAGCACATTTCGGATTGCGGCCAGCACAGTTAGGGCAAGGCATAATCTGCCCGCCCAAAGGGGCATCAAGCGTACCTTCCTTGGCACGTTTCTTCAGTGCTTGGAAACGCACGTTTTCCCACTCATCAGGCTGGAGTTTGCCATCGAAATAGCGAGCCAGCATTTGAAGAGCAGAATCTTGCGTAGCGGTTTCTTCATCCGTCAAAACATCAGGTTCCAGAACTTCAATCTGATGTTCTCCAACCGCCGCCCCTTTTCGACGCTTTTGTGCGAGGAACTGTAGGAAGTCCATCGCCTTGTTGACCCGAGCCGGAACAATAATATCTGGAGTTTGTTGCCGAGGAGCATAACTATGCTCCGGGTACATCATCATCGGGAAAAACGGAGGCATCATACCAAACTGAGACATTCATCTACTCCTAGTAGGGAAGCTGTCCAACCACAAATGAGACCACAGTTTCACCAGAAGGTTCACCCGCAATTACACGGATTCTGTTCGAGGCGATACCGGCTTGCGTAAGAAACTCTTTGGCAGCTTCCGCACGAGTCAGTGCAAGTTTCTTATTCGCTTCCAAGTCACCATTACGATCCGCATCACCACGAACCGAAACGTAATAGTGTGGAAAGGTCTTCAATTTCTCGGCTAGTTCCGTCAAAGCAGCACGACTCGTTTCTGTAAGACGACTCGTACCACGAGCGAACACTAGATTCGGAACCTCCAGTTTACCAACTGTCTCCAGATGAGTCCAATCCTCTTCTGAAAGAGTCAGTACATGTCCTTCTGCGGTAATTCCTTCCTCGCTCGCCCCCGGATGCCAATCCTCATTCGCAAGTTCCGTCAAGAGGTTCTTGTAATACAGAAGGTTTGGTTTCGAATCAGTCGGATCAACCTTAATCGCTTTGGTCTTCAACAGAACCTTAGTGATATTGGCGATGATGTCTTCAATATGCTGGAGGCCACTTTCAGAACGAATTCCAAAGTGACTGTAATTCTCCCGCATGTTTTTGAACCAAATCTTCGGTGGCTTATCACCATTGGTTCCCACCATCCCCTTGACTTCATCAGGTTTCAAAGGCTCCCCGAGACGAACGGAATCTTCCAAAACCAGTTCTGACATCTTGCTCTTCAAGCTCGATTCAAATACCGCTGTGAAATAAGCCTGTGTGGCCTCACGCACCACCTTGGGGTTTTTGATCAGGAAACTTCGCTGCACAACCATCACGTCCACAATGTAACCACGGAACTTACTTGAATCAGCGATGATCTTGTAATCCGGGTTCTGTGACATTTTGGAAATGTAAGGCTCCCATAGAACAAAAATGTTCTTATCGTTCGGTTGGTGAACCTGATACTGCGAATAGATATCCTTCGCCGAATTGGCATACACCCAAGGGTTGGGACTGAGTCTATCCAGATTGAAACTCGCCATGACCACCCGAGCAAGAGTCTCGGATGGCGAGTCTGGAACCACTACAAACTTTGTGTTCGGATCATTCAGGGCATCGATGTTCGGCAGTGTTCGAGACACTCCGATCATGGCGTCTGCCCCTCGTGATTCGTCAATCAGAAACAGGATCGTGGCAGGCAACCGACCTAGCTTGTCTGAAGCCTTGATCAAAGCATCGATGGTAAACACACCCATCTGTGCTTTGCCACTTTCAAGATCAGCCAGTCTCCGATTGTAATCGGCCCCGTCGTCAACGAGTTCAAGGCCAATCTTACGACGAGCAAGTTCTTCACGAAACGCATCACTTCTCACAACAGCGTAACCGCTGAACGAGTCAAGATTAAGCGTAAGGTGATGATCGAACTTGGTCTGAGAACTGGTTTGTTCCAAGACAAGTTTCTGTTCTTCTTCCTGCTTCGCAGCAGCCTGCTTATCACTCCTTGGCTTGACGATGTATCGATAGCCGATCACGCCAAGGCCAAAGATGCCGATCCATATACCACAAAGCAACAGAATCTTTTGCTTACTCATCGCTGTATTCTCCTCAATCCAACAGGATCTTCAGACCCACAAACACGATAACTCCACCAACAAAGATCAAAAGCAGTGTAGCAGCCACTCCGTTTCCATCCGACTGAGTGGCAGGAGGAATAACTGAAGTTTGACCTTGATCCGTTGGTGGGTCCATTGTCTGCGGTGTCGGGGGCCGTTCCCCAATGGGATGATTCTGTCCATGACTCAAAACGCTGATCACCTGAGACACAGTCTCAGTTGGCAATCCGGAAATCTCTTCGAAAACCGAGTTGTCAGCAGCTTTGTCTTGGGACACTGGCACTTCTGCCAGTGTCTTCTTCAAAGACCGCTGAAGCGATGCTTTGTCGGTCGCAGCCATGTAAGAGTAGACCTTCGTTGAAAGGCTATGATTTGCAGCCATATCGACGCCGATACACTCCACCACAATCCCACGACCCAAGATATCCTTGAGATGTTGATCAAGCAAACCTTCCGGTTCTGCCGTCGGTTCACCGTCAGTCACGATAAGAAGCTTGTAAGTGCCGTAACCGTTGGCGGCTTCACGCTCTTTTAGAAGAGCGTCAACACCATGCTTCATGTAGGTTCCAAGCGGCGTCCCTACATTGGGGTTGGCACTGCATTGAGCAATACCCTGCACCAATTTGGGGCGATCCAGAACAGCCAGAGGCGTAACCCACTCAGCGAAAGTCAGCAATCCAATATTTGTACCATCGGGAATCTGACCAACAGCTTCCGTGAGAGCTTGCTTCGCAACTTCCATCTTCTTCTGGCGGACAGTCTTCATTTGCTCGTTCATCGAGCCAGAATTGTCCAACAGAATCACCACGTTGTTCTTCACGTCAGCCGCCGAAGCGATCGACGCAAAGAGCATCAACACACATGCGAGGAAAGGTTTCATGTTCAAGGCTCCTTAGAGGTTGAGAATGTTTCGATTAGTAATCGAAGTCACTCGGCTTGATGGCTTCTGCGGGAACCTTGACAAGACGGAATTCCACTCGCATGTTCTTGCGAGCTTCATCGAGGCTCTTCGGCTTCGGGAAAACCGGCTCACGGATACCGACACCCTGCGGCTGAATCTGACTGGCATCGAGGTTGATCCCCGAAACCTTAGCGTATTCAACAATCGCCTTCTTGACAACCTGACTACGGACAAGGCTCAGATTCAGAGCGGCGGTCATCGTTTCATTCGGATTTTCCGAAGCTCCGACAAAATTGCCGTTCTGGATTTCGTTGATCAGATTCGGCGTTTGAGCCAGATCAATCTTCTGACCACGCAGGAAGTATTCGTAACCCGTACCACCTTCACGTTCCAGACGGCCAGAACGGGTCAAGATACCCTTTTCCATACCGGCCTTGAGGAACGCCTTGATGGTCATGCTGGGGTCACTATGACCCCGAATCACGATCACTGAGTTGCCAAACGTGCTGAGCGACTGAAGAACACGGCTGAATTCCATACCGTAAGTGTCAGGATTGAAACCTTCCTGATTCGGCTCAAAGGGGATAGCAAAGCTCACGATGGTGTTGCCGTCGTCAGCAAGGTCTTCCGAGAACGACTCGATTTCAGCCTTGATACGACCAGTGCTGGCAGCAGCAGCGACATAGTCGATCCCTGCCAGCGTGGCAATCTTGCGGTATTCAAGGCGAGCCGGTTCAAAACCGAACCGGTTCTTGGCAATACCGATGCTGGTCACAAGATCGAGCGTACTCTTCTGCTTTGCAGCAAAACCGTTGAGATTACCGGCGTCTTCGAAGAACGAGACGTTACCCGGCAGTCCTACAAAACTTGCATCGGAAACCAGACCGTGAGCATCGACTTCGAGCGTCGGCAGAACTGCTTCACCATAGATGGCCTGAGCCATCTTTAGAGCATTCATGTAGACTTCCGACTTTCCCTTACCGTCGTTGTACTCTTTCTTCGCAGCCAGAAGATCATTCGTACCCTTGAGGTACATGGCGACAAAACGTTCGACCTTGTCACGGTTCTTGGCGAAGTAATCGCTACGAACGGCGTAAACGTCAGCGATAGACCGATTGGCTTGAGCCGTCGAAACGACCACATGGCTACCCTTCACACTACCTTCGGCACCAGAACCTTTCTGATCGAGTCCACCGCACAGGCCGAGCATGTCCGGAGAGATCACGCAAGCTGCATCGGCCTTGCCAGCACGAAAGACTGCCGCCGGGCTGTTGTCCGTAGCGGTCAGATCGTCACACCAAACCGGAGTGATATCCTTCCACGTCAGACCCGCTGCCTTGAGCGAATCGTCCACGAGAGCAAGGTGAGGCCCGCCACGCTGGAGAGCAATCTTCTTACCCTTCAGATCGTTGAGCTTACCGATCCCTTCCGCAGCGACCATGTGGTCGCCGACCGAGTACGTCATCTGGAGGATGAGAACAGGTTTGAGATCGGGGTTCGTCCCGAACACGTCAGCCCCCTGCCCGATCATCTGGAAAGTACCACGCAGATACGGCGACTTGCCGGAAACGTAGTCCTTAACCTGATCCGTGAACTTGTCTCCAGCCTTGAGTTTCAGATTGAGACCCAGCTTCGCAGCAACCGTGTTCGGCTTGGTTTCCAACCCACCGTTTGCGAGGAACGTGGCAACGTCCCCACCCCACGTAATAAACGGAACCACAGTGGGTTCGGTAGCGGGAACAGGTCCAGCCGTCACCGACCCGACCTGTTCCGAAAACGGCTTGTCCTGTGCATTCAGATTGACGGTGGCAAGCAGCACCATCAACAGACCGTACACGAATCGTTTCATAGTCTCTCCTCACTCTTCGTTAAAGGACTTGGATTGCAAAATTTGCTCCACAGTGAGATCGTTCTCCCACCGCCACATCATTTTCTCGATAGCCCACTCAGGCACACGATGAGTCTGCAAACTTCCCTCAGCAAGCTTCTTCGCCCAGCCTTTGATAGCCTTCTTGTTGGCTCGCTTGTCTTTGAGAAGTTCTCGAATCTCCATCCAACGGTCCGAAGTCGGCTCTTGGATTTTGATCTCGTAATCCTGAAAGGTGGCGTACTCGACGTAGTTCTTCGCTTCTGGTGCCGTCGTGTTCGTGTTGTCCACGATTACAAGCGGTGCAGCTTCGTTCACAGCCAACTGGAACCTAACAAAGTTCCACTTGTGTGCATGAGCGAGGAAATTCGGCTTGAAGTTGTAAACATCCGGCTCCGACGGATTCACGAGTTTGTAGAAATACTCGTCCGTGGAGAAGATCAAGCCGTCATCCCCCGCCAATTGTTTGGCGGTGTAGGACTTACCGGTCCACGGCAGCCCTCGCATGATGATGACAGTTTTCATGTCAAGGTGTTCCTTGATTCGTCCGACGTGTTTTGATTGTTGATCTTGCCGCTAACCCAGCGTGATCCTGAACCAAATGTGGTCAATGCAGCCACAATGGCAAGAAAAATGTACCCCTGTGTGAACAGGAATACACAGAACGCCATTTCAGGCCACAGGATGATGCCGAAAAACAATAGAAGCGTGTACATGTTTTGCCTTTCTTCGAACCAAATGCTACGAAGAGAAGAGAATTTGTAAAACCGATTTTTGGTCGAAAGGCAATTTATCAGAAAACTCAAACGAATTGAAGCCCACCCGGCGGCTTCGGGGGCATTCCCGGAGGAGGTGCCTGCGGCGGCATTGGAGGCTGCTGCGGGGCCGGTTGTTGAGGTGCTGGAGGCTGTTGTGGCGGTTGAGCTTCTGGTTGCGGCCCAATTGGAGGAGGTGCCGGAGTATCGTCATTGGATACATTAGACTGCATGAACGAACTTTGGAAGTCGTTCCCAAACAACTCTCGCAAAAAATCCTGCAAATAGAGCACAGGAGTGATTTGTCCATCTGTACCACGCTTTGTGAGCAAATCCATTGCTCGCTTCGCTCGAACTGAAGTATCTACGTCAGCACGGTCATTGGACATTCTTTGAAGCAAGCCGCCGAGCAAACTTTGTACTTTTGCAAGTGCTCCGGTTCCTTTTTGCGGCGGTTGAGACTCTCCATTTTTGATGCTAGGCGTTTTGACAGACGGCAAATCCGCAAGCGGCTTGCTCAAATCATCTGATGTTGCCTGCAATGACTGCATAACCTGATTGAAGAAATTCTGACGATGAGCGTCAGTATCTTTTTGCTGGTCTTCGAGCCACAACTTAAACGAGGTTCTCATGCTCCTATATACACTAGGAATATTCAGATTCGATTGGTAAATACAGAATGATCACTTTCAAGCAATTCTTCGAGGGAATGGACATTTTCGGTTTCGAAAACAAGCCGCCCGCTCATACTCCAGAGTCCGACACCAACCCAATTCGTGGATTCGATCTTGAACTCATGATGAAATACCTCTTGGGTAAAAAGGTCGGCCTCCAAGAAGCCGACTACTCAGGATTCATGAACGAAATCTCGTGGGGTAATCGTCCCGGCTCAGTCAAACTCGAAGTAGATACAGGAATGACCTTCTTTATTAAACGTCTTGGAACTGACCTTGAGGGACAGAATCGTTGGGTCACAAAGAAGATGTTTCAGTTGAACCGCCGCAACGGGATGGCTGGCTATGAAGACATGATCGCTAACGAAATCTACACTCATATTTCCAAGATCGGAACTGAAGGAGAAGTGGATCGTCCAATGAGGGAGTTCCGTGACACGGAACGATTGACTTGGCACATTGCAGATGTCATGAAGAGAACCGCAAAGCCAGTCTTCATTTGGAAAGGGATCAAAAAGCTAGACGAACAAGTGTTCCAAATCTTGTTCGAAGTTCGTGGACAAGGTCTCGAAGCACCGGATCAACAACGTATCGAGAACAATGTCACTCAAGTCTCGTTTCTTGAGAATGAAGGCGTGATCCGCTTGATGAACTACAATATCGAATCCGCCGTGGGCGGCGACAGGTCTTGGACTCAGAAACCGCTTGATCTTGATGTTTATTTCTTTCCGACTCAAACCAAAGAAGAGATCGGGAATTGCATGGCTGTTCACTTCAAGTATTACTGAGCCTTTGCTCCGACAGTCATAATGATGACTCCGGCAAATATCACGACAACGCCGAGCATACTGGTCACTGTCATAGTCTTCCCAAACAGAATCCAAGCGAATAGCATACACCAGAACGGATAGGTGATTTCCAACGAGGCGGCAAACGAAGCGTTGGATTGCTCAATTGCGGCCATCGAAGCGTAACTGGCAATGGATGCCGATGCAATTGTTGCAACCACCCACCAAATTTCCTTGGGTGTGTCTTGGAGTTTTTGCAGATCGGGAAAGAAGTAAGGACGTGCAAGTACGCCGTAGATAAGCAAGTTCACCATTGCTGAAATGGTGATATACGTGTTTCGGTTGATGACCTTTACAACTTGCTCGGCAGACGTGTAACACACACCCCACAGAAATGCCGTGAAGACAGCAAAGAAGATCCACATATCAGAACCCTTCCCTAACCCAATCAACCAATGATTGATCTGAAGACTTCCACGAGATGCTGCGATAGAATTCCCAGCCCTGATTCTCTTCCAATGGGATAGATTCAACGATCTGGACACCATTTAATCGTTGGTGATTATTCCACCACCAACGAAACTCTTCATGCGTTAGTGAATGGAAATATTGCCTTCTTGCACCAAGCGACTGTTGATCAAGTCGCACATAGGTGATACCGTCAGTATGATCGACGTAATTGACATCTGTGATTCCTTTTGTAACGCACAGTTCGCACATCTTCATTCCGTCAATAGGAGCGGAGGGTCGTTGGCGAATAGTCTCGATCATGTACTGTGAAATTGAACCAAAATGTCGCAGAGCGATCATCAGAACCCTTCTTTCTGCCAATCAACATGAACTGACGGTATCAGTTCTGGAACGTCTTCTTGTGCAGCAATCCAATCACGAGGAAGGATAGTGTCTTGAGTGCCGAAACGCCCACAGATGATCCCGCCTTCCATTGACTCGACAAATACTGAGGCCCACATTCTGAATGCATTTGGGCCGTTCTTGATGAAGACTTCTCGATCGTAATAATACACAAGGATCGGCCACTGATCATACCACTCATTCACTTGGTTGAAGCCCCAAATCTGATAAAACGCACCTCTGGAAGCGGGCAAGGAACGCACAAAGGTCAACCAACAAGTTGCAACAGGATTGTATTCAAGTACCAAACTCATATGCGAACTCCTGCTTGAAATACGTCTTCGCTGCATCATTGATCTTCGACTCATAGACTTTCGAATCGAAAACCAAATCCTTCTCTAAGAGCTTCAAAGGAACCACAGCCGCAAGCATCGGCGACTGCACCACCCAAAAGTAAGATAGCTTCCCTGAAAGAATCCACAACTTGACGACCTGTTGGTCAAAAAACTCCTGCATTTTCTCAAGTGTTGGTTGACCTTCACACTTTTCAAACAGAAATCGCTTGGTTTTGTCGAGGGCCAGCACAATTTTTGGATCAGCGTCGATAGTGACGACAGATTCACCTTTAGACTCAGCAAGCTTCTTGTCGTACATACGTTTCCAGACTTTCCACCGAATCCATGCTTTGTCTCCACATAGCACATTGGGACTCAGGTGTCCACCCTTAACTTTGATGATCTGAAGATTGGCTTCAATATAGAGTCGATATTCGTCGTCTCGAAGCAATCCACGAGTTACACGAAGCAATTTCCAACAGAAACGAAATAGACTGCACTTTCGTGGATCGCCTTTTGCTAACTTTTCCAAGCCTTTGTTCTGTGGAAAATGCTTACGAGTCAATTGCTCCCACAGCAATGCGATTTTGTAAGCCTTGAGTTCTTCGGTGTCGAGGCCGTAGTCAAGAGCAGGTTGGAATCGATTTATGTTCAAAGTGTTCTCCTGTGGATGCTGGAGTTTAAGACACAAAGCCATGTCACATCAATCTTAACTTTCGAATTGAAAATCCTCTCCATAGGTATTGCAACAAATCTGATCTTTCATTAAGATTCACTGGATGTGGAACGAGCAATCGTTTCATCCGGAGCACTCAAACTGCGGTAGTTGAGTCAAGGAGTGCTTCAAAAACCTAGGGGAGTGGGTTGATCTCACCATGCCTCAACAGCTTTTAACGGAAAGCTAATGTTGATCTCCAAGGACCAAGGTAAGCCAATTCTCTAAGCTCGCATTATGCCGAAGACAAAGTGTCTGTCCTAATGCCCAGCGAGCGGCGACAGACTAAGGGGAGCGGTTAGGCGGTCTCAGACTACCTCGTATCACGGTAGTGGTCGATGTCGTAAGTTACTGGTGTTGCTACTTCTTTTTTCGCAGTTTCCTGCCACTAAGTTTAAGTAGATTATACATCAGTAACTTACATCAAACATCGATCATTACCTTCGGCCCCCGTTGTGTACCAACCAAATCAAAATGATTACACAACATTCTCCTACCCTCTTGCACATTCAACACAAACTTTGTATATTCCGCTTTCGAACTCAAATCGCAAAGGTGACACATTGAGCGAACTTGACTGTCTTGTGACCAAAGAGCAACCGGAAGACGATGGCCTCGTCATTCATGTCTACAACCAGTCGCCCGAAGAGGTGGCCCAATTCTGGTCCTCTGAACGGATGAATAATGCCAAGCCCATTCCCATGCCAACAATTCCGCTTCCGATTCCTCCGGATCTGGCGGTTAAGCCTCTGTCGGCAAAGACGATCAAACATCTGATCAAGCTGGCCGAACAGTCTGCGTGGGGCGATAGGGACAACGAAGATTACGATTACTATTCTCATTACGGTGGCAATATTGACGATGCCTTCGATGGCGGCGTGAGAGATGGTGAGACCATGTTAGCTCGTGATATCCTCATTGAACTCGGCATCAATTTTGAAGTTGAAGAATGAATTTTGTCGAACACGCAAGTCGCCAACTTTTGGAATACTCTAAAGCTTCCAAGGTTGCATTCGTCAAATGCGAACCCGAAACTCCTGACTTCACAGCGAATCAGGAGTTTCGGCTCATTGTGTATATGGCTAAGGGTAAAGTCGAAATTCCCGTTAATCGAGGGAATGTGGGAACCGTCGCAGGCGTTCTTACCGCTTCCGTCTTTTGCCCTGAAGTGATCGAAACTTTGCTTTGTTGGGACATCAAACCTCTCTTTTCATATCTGCGGCACTACCTGCCAAAGCCATCGAACCCAACAAACAATTTACTCGATTTGAAGGTTATAGAATCTTTCCTTGGGATTTCTGAAAAGGCACCAGAAAATATCTCAGCGGCCATAAATAGGTCTAAGCGTATCGCTGGTTACAAAAGTTGGAAGAAGCTCTATAAGAGCCTTCATCTACCTCTAATCACAGAAATCCTACCAGAAATCGAAACCACCCCGGTTTTGAGTGAAATAGAGAAGACAGCGGTATATTCCTATTACGAGTTAGAGGGTCAGAAGAACGGAAGGCTCCGTTGCCATAAGGCGTACCACAGAGGGTATATTCCCCATACAATGGGTTCAGAGGTTAAAGCATCCCTGAAGCCAAGAAGTCGGCAAGACATTTTCATGTACGCCGATATCAACAACTGCGAAGTCTCGGTCCTGCAATGGTTGACCGGGGATACCGCCCTGCTGGATATCATCAACTCCGGAGAAGTTTACTCTGGCATCTATAAGGCCATTACAGGCGATGATTGTGATACAGACAACAAACGAACAATGTGCAAGCTTATGTTCCTTCCAGTCATTTATGGCTGTGGAGCAAGGGGCCTAAGCGAGAATTTGAAAGTCCCCGAACAAACGGGACGAGAATTGATCAAGCGTATCCATGTTCAATTCCCCACGTCAATCGAGTGGGTTATGAACAAACAAAGAGAATATGAAACAAACGGCATCGTCGAGGATTATCATGGTCGTCCTCGAAATGCCTTCGATGCACCATACAAAGTCAGAAACTTTGTGGTGCAGGCACCGGCAGCAACAGTCTGTTTAGAGAAACTTGTCTTGATCTCCAGAGGGGTCAAGGAGTTCGGTGCTCGTGTTGGATTCACGGTTCACGACGGTTATGGTATCATTGTTGAACCGACAGTCGCTAAGGCGACTTTTGATGCGGTCAAGTCTATCGTGCATCAAGATTCGGCTCTTTGTCCGGGTCTTAAGTTGGCTATGCATGCTCAATTTGGCCGTAAGCTAAGTAGTTTGAAAACTTTTTGGAAATAGAAGTATCTCACCAAAGTGGGATGAAGGAGCGTTATGCAAAGCCTACAAAATGTCATCAATAGCTTTCCTGTCACCGAAGAAGAGTACGGTTTGCTTGATGCGAAATTCGGAGAACTTTGCCACTATCAAGCTTGGCAACTTTTGAAGATGAATCTCAAGAACAACTGTTCCGACGATCAGGAGGACATTGTTCAAGACCTTCGTATCGCAATGATCAAAGCGGCCTCTTACTTTAAGAGACAGACCTACATCGAAAGTTGCATGGAAGCTCTCCATGATTACATCGATGATCCTATGAATTACCAAGTCCTTAACGAACTGGAATTTCTATGGGAGAACCGTAAGCGTCATGGTGCCAACCGACAAAAGTTCGGCGAATATCAGGAACAGGTCTTAGAGAAACTGGTACGGAAGTATATCCCTAAGAAGGATCGCCCGAATCGTTTGAAGCCTCTGGAGATCGACGCCGAGTTCAAGGGTTACTGTAAGAGTATCACTTGGAACGAAGTTAAACTCAAGGGCAAGCGGATTACTAAAGAGAAGTTCTGGCGTACCGGAATGGTCTCTGTTTCCGAGTACGATTATATGTGTTGTGCATAATTCTATAAGACAATCTGAATTGTTTAATGGCCCGGCTAACTACCGGGCTATTATCTTTTGGTCCCAAAGATGCAGACAGAATTCTTTAAGACTGAGGTGGATGTGAGTTTAATTCTGTAGCTATAATGACCCCGTCAGAGCATGCAAAATCACGTTATTACGGTCTCTGCGAGAGTTTCCAGAGATTTCATAAGTGATAGATACATGTGAACGCAAGGGGTATGAATGTCCGAATATTTCGAAGATCCAGAATTGCAAGATCCAGACGCAGGCGGTGATGACGCTCAGTTTAGTTGGGATGAGGAATTCCAACGTACCATCATTGCTCTCTTAATTACAGACCGCACATTTCTCTTGCAGTCAATGGATTTGGTGAAGCCAACGTATTTCACCAATAAAGCACACCAAAAAGCGTGCAGTATCGTTTACGAGTTCTTCAAAAAATATCGTACAACGCCTGACCGTACCGTTCTTATTCAAGAACTCAAGAACGAGACCAAAGAAGACAAGTCTCAACTCTATTACCTCGGCGAAGTCAACGGCCTATTTGACTATTTTGAACCGAACCTTGAGTCCCGAGAGTATTTCTCCGATAAGATCGCCTACTTCGCCAAGATGCAAGCTCTTCGTATGGCTTTCAATAAGAGCCTTACGCTTCTCGGAAAAGACCCGGAGAAGGAAGAGACGTGGAGCAAAATCTATGACATGCTCCGTCAGGCGATGAATACCGACAAGAACTTCGAAGTGGGTCTTGAATATTTCAAGTCCATGAAGGAGCGATATGATCGGATGAATGAAGACGATGAGAATGTCGAATACTTCGTTACCGGATACGAGGGCATTGACTGCGAGATCAAGGGCGGTGGGTATAAGCGTGGCGAAATGATCGCTGTGCTCGCCGGTTCTGGTATCGGTAAGTCTGTGTGGATGACAAACGTTACAGCCGCCAACGTCATTCGAGGCAAGAAGTGTCTTTACATTGCTTGTGGTGACGCCAATTGCGACCGTGTTGCTGAACGTTTCGACGCCGTCTTCTCCGGACTTCCAGTACAATGTTTGTACGATGTGAAAGATCAAATCTTCGATAAGATCGAAGAAGTCGTCCAGAGTCGTGACGACAAGAACTTACTTGTTGTAAAATGGTTCCCATCGAACTCTGCCGACATTAATACAATTCGAGCCTATCTGTATCAGGCTAAATTCTATGGTTTTCACCCTGATATGATTGTTGTTGACTATGTTGGTGAAATGAAAGCTCATTCCGGCATGCCAACCCATGAAAGCCGTGAGTTGGTTGTGAAGGAACTGCGTGGTATGGCGGGCGAGGAACAAATGTTCCTTGTAACTGCTATGCAACCCAACCGTGGCTCAAAAGAAGCTCAAGAAACAGGGATGATTGAAGAAGAGCATTTGGCTGATTCATTCGGTCAAATTCGCCCTCTGGATGCCTGTTTCAGCTTGAACCAGAATAAAGGAGAGGATGCAGTTAAGGTTGGCCGAATGTGGGTCATTAAACAACGTTTCGGACGCAAACGTTACGCAATCTACCTTAAGTTTGAACCAACAACTCTTCGAATCTATCAAATTCAGCATGACACATATAAGGATCTGATGTCTCGCAAGAAGTCAGATGTTAGCGAAAGCGTTGAACACGATTTGGCGGCCTCTATCTGTAAGCCGGTCGATTTGGACGACGTGACGAGTAAATTAAATGATCTGGAAGCTGGGAAAAAACTCAAGCCAGATGTCTCGAAAGTTCTTGAATTGGCAAAAAAAGCTAAGTTGTCAGATGAAGTCACCGATACTATAATGACAGAAACTAAGGAGTAAAGAAATGTCCATTCGTAAAGAAGAGCTTCAGATTGGATCTGATAAGGTCATCATCGATCCAGAAAATCTAAGATTCAATGAAACGACCTTGAATCAGTATATCATGTCCGAAGGTGGGTTCTACGATAACTACGGAGCCTATCTCGCTCGTGCAGAGAAGATTCTCCAGAGCCGTGAAATGGAACTGGAAGAAATTTTCGCCTCGACCTTTGCCTTGAATAAGGATGCAGGTGGTTCAGACAAATTAGCTGAAGCACGTGCCAAGTCCGACGAAGATTACACCAACAAGAAGCGACAAGTCGTTGAGGCTAAGTATCTTGTTGCACGTTTGAAAAACCACCTCAAAGCTTGGGACAAGAATCATGACAATGCTCAGTCTCTTGGACACATGCTCCGTAAGGAAATGGACAAGCTTAATTCTGATATCCGTACTGGTCTTCATGGGAATTATGGTAATCATTCCTCGGATGATTACTCCTCCCGTTATGATGAAGTGGATAATATCGTAAAGGCTATCGATGATGTCGAAAGCCTTACTACTGAAATGTAACCTCTGAAGGATTGAAGTCATGGAAGACTTTTCAAAACTTGTAGATGCTGAATGTGACCGTGGAATCAAAAAACACGGTCACCTCAATTCCTATCATGAAGGACTTGCTGTCCTTTGGGAAGAGTTTGAAGAACTCAAAGCCGAAGTGTTCGCACAAACTGCGGACATCGATAACATGCGGACGGAACTTGTACAGATCGCCGCTGTGTGTAAGAAATTCTGGCAACAGACCTTCGGTAAAGAGTATTTCGATAAAACACAAGTGAAGACTCTTGAGGAAGAGATCAGACAAGATTTGCCGCATTTGTTTAATGATCATCCGGGTTGTATCCCGCCAATCATCAAGATTGATGAACCAGTTGATTGCGATCCCGGTATGTACAAGTTGCACACCAAAAATTTCCTTACTGGATATGGCACAGGGAATGGAGGTAGTTATCCAACTCTTCTGACTCAGCGAGTAGAAATCGTTGGTGAATTGTCTAAGAAATGGAAAGAAGGATTCCCAAATCTGATCGTCTATACCACCGGAGCGTATGATCGAGATGTGGTTGAAAAGACGACGAAGGTCGTACTTATTCAGCAAGTTCCTTACGACTCTCGTTATGGCACTTATACAACCAAAAAAACTGTCTTATTTGGTTGTAAAATGAGCCGTAAACCATCTTATGACATTACTGGAGTAAGTGACGCTGTTGGATACACTATCGCTTGGGAACTTATGTATTGTGATTTTGTAGAGGAGGGGAACTAATGGTTGATCCAACGAAATTTACCAATTTTAACCTCTCTTCAAAGCGTCTTGAAGAATACATCCTGTTTTGTATCGCTGTGGCTGGCAAACAGGCTGTGCGTTCGGCGGCATTGCTTGAGAAGCTTCTGCAAAGTGTCCCCGGCCTTCCGGGATCGCCATTCGATAAGATCAAGTTCTTTGGCTCGGAAGAGAAACTTCGAGAAGCGATGAAGAAGATCGGATTCGGTTGCTTCAATCTCAAGGCTAGAGGGTTCTGGTGGATTGCGAATTCTGGCTTGAATCTCAAAACTTGTACTGTTGGGGATCTGGAGAAGTGTCCCGGTATTGGCATGAAGACTTCTCGATTCTTTGTCATGCATACTCGTGAGAACTCTCATGTGGCGTGTCTTGATACACACATTCTGAAGTTTATGCGTGATGCCGAGTTTCCGGACGTTCCAAAGCAGACACCTTCCAAGAAGCACTATCTGCGATTAGAAGCTCTGTATCTGGAATACTGTAAGGAGCGGGACTATCATCCGGCTCATTTCGATCTTGTGGTCTGGAACAAATACGCAGGTTACGTGCAATAATGGCTCATTTCACATTGACCGGACTCGAACCCCTCAGTTGCCTTGGAACTTCGTTCCCTAGCCTTGAAGCAGCTTACAATTACGCACTGTCGTTGCGGGTCTACGGTCTCTGTGAAGAGTTTTGCATTGGTGAATACCAAGAAACTGGTCATGTTGGGGTGTTTGACTCCCGAAAAGACAAGTTTGAACCAACAAATCAAGCGAATTGGGTGAAGGAAGGTTTCTGATTTGTGAATGCCTCTCTAAATAGTAATAGCTTTTACAGTGAGGCATCATGAATTATTGGCTTAAAATGAGAAAGCAAACGCTCGCTTTCACAATCAAGGTGGTACGTCGAGACCAGTCTTCAACTAAGATCATTTTGGATGAGGTAGCAGCCCACAGCATTCGGTACAACGACAATCACGATGGATTTGTTATTCAGACGCAATACAATCCATCGTATTTTAACGTTATCAACAATTTAGTTGCTACACCCAACCTTGCCGCTTCAATGGGTTATTCTGTGCGAAATCATGACATGGAAATTAAGGTCTCGAAGCGAGGTGTGCTCCGTGAGATGTGGGCCTTGATTGATTTGAGCTATACGGAAGTCATTTCTTCACAAGGTTTGATGCTGATTTCTTTAACTTCTCCGTATACCAAAACCGTTCATAGCGACTACATAAATTAGCCGTCTTCAAGCCGCTGAGCAGATTGTTACAACTGTTTGCACGGATGTTGTATCATGAACAGCGAGGGAATTTGGTTAGTGCAAGTCTCAGATCATTCTTCGTGAGTGATGAGGCGTACAAATCCCGAACGACAGTCGTGAAACGACGGGGGAATCAAGTCTTTGATTTGATTCCCCTTTTTTGTATACTCCGATGAAAGGATTCATCATGAACATTCAAGTGCTCAATCGTGGTTTGGCAACTCGGTTCCATATAGACGAACCTTGGGTTTGCATCTCAATCTCCACAAAATCGACTGAACCAGTCGAATTCATGTTCCCTCAAAACATGCAGGACGTACTTCGGCTTGCCTTTGCAGACCAAGACTTCCCTGAAAGTAAGAGAGAAATCTTTGAGGAATCCATGAAGTTGACGGGCCGGACACTCTTCAATCGAGACATGGCTGGTCAAATCCTCGATTTTTACCAACAACATTCTACAAAAGTTGTACTCATTCATTGTGACGCTGGACAGTGCCGCTCGCCTGCTGTGGCCGCTGCGTTATCAAAGATTTTCACTGGAGACGATTTCCAGTGGTTCAAGCCTCCATACACGCCCAATAGCTCTGTCTACCGTGTTATTATGGAGGTAGCGTCCCAACGTGGACTGTTAGGATCGTAATGCGTCAAGAGTATATCACACAGAAACTTAAGAATTCCAATATCGCTCCAAGAGTTCTGCTGGCTAGGGCACGTTTAGGCGATGCGAAGAAATGGGACACCTCTGAAATGAGTGATCCCAAGTATTTGCCTTTCTACTACTATCTCGGTCAACAGACCAAAGCCGTTAATGTTTTAGAATACGGTTTTGGATTAGGGTTAGTCGGGGCATGTTTTTGTCAAGGCACCGATACCGTTCAGAAGTATGCTGGATTTCAGCGAACAACTGATAATTTCTATTACTCATTTAGACTTGGTTCAGCAACATTGCAAGAGTATTACCAAAAGTACACTAAACTTGCGGGCGGCGGGATCAATGAATTTAAGAGACTCGCCGAGACTGATCAATGGGATATGGTATTCGTTTCTCAGAAGATTGACAGTAAGTTTTTTCGAGACCATATGGAAATCATTTGGGCAAACTCGAAGCCAGATGCGTTAATAGTAGTAGATCACCTTGCCGAAAAGGATTATCAAGAGGGATTTGTGAACTGGTGTCAAACCAAGAATCGTACCCCTGAACTCTATGAGACAAGGTATCAACTAGGCTTAATTGTGAGGTAACAGATCATGGGGTACATCTATTCCATTCGAAATAAAACGAATGGGAAACAATACATCGGGAGTACAACGCAACCCGATAAAAGAAAAATACAACACTTTAGTGATTTAAGACGTAATCGTCATTACAACAAACATCTTCAGTATTCATTCAATAAGTACGGTGAGTCATCGTTTGATTTTGAGATTCTCGAAGAATGTGTTGATGAAGTATTGGCCGAAAGTGAAAAGAAATGGATACACTGCACCAGTGTGACGAATCCAGATTTTGGATTTAATGCGACTAATGAACCTTATGCTCCTATGCGGGGGAAGAAGCACACAAAAAAGACTCTAGACTTATTCAAAGTAATCCGCCCTAAAGGTAGCGAACACCCTCATTCTAAAATCGATGAAGTAATGGTGGTTCGTATTTTTTTCATGTTCGGTGAAGGACTGAATCAGAAGCAAATTAGTGAACAGACAGGAGTAGATCAGACAAACATTAGCCTGATCATTAGGGGTAAAGCTTGGAAGCATGTCGATATCCCTCGGGTGAATGGGCGTTGTAACAATAAGTCCGGCTGTGTGGGGGTATATTTTCAAAAAAGCATCAATAAGTGGAAGGCAGAAATCATTAAGAATAAAGTCTACCACAATTTGGGCACGTATTTTTCTTACGAAGAAGCTGTTACTGCAAGACAAAATGCAGAAGGAGGTGTATCATCGGATACGAAGTAACATATCTCTACCACGAACGCAAAGAAGACGGTTCTTACGATACAGAGAATAAGAAAGAAATCAAGAAGAAGGTCGGGTCTGGATTTGATGACACGCCGCTTGAGAAGGTTGCTGGCTCCGTATTGTCCCAACTTGCTCGTCGAGACATTTGGGTTGTAGATGTGAAAGTTTACGAACTCGTCAAACGAGAGGTGAACTTCAAGGAGTCTAAAGACGGTCGGGGTATCGTCTTAAAGAATAAGAAGTTCTCCTTTGATGGAACTGCACCTGTTGTGGTTGACGATGTACAAGAAGCAGAACCAGAAGTCGCTGTGGCAATGAATATTGTACGCACAGCGGCGAACGGTGCTCCAGTACCACTATTGCAATCGGTGCCGACTCGTGTTGGACAAGGTGGCAATCTTGCTCCTGTTCCAGTGAATCAAAAGCGTATTTTGTTTAAGGTTACATTCGAACCTGAAGGACAAAATCGCTTCGAAGCAGAACGTCTTGGATTCAAGTTGACGGTAGGTAAACAATATCCTGTTCATCGACAGAACGAACATCCACTCGGTGGTATGTTGGGAAGCGTTTATTGGATTACAGATGATACCGGTAAGATTGTTGATGTAGACGAGAAGTTTTTCACTGTGGTGGGTGTTGGCCTGCTGGGAGGTGAAGAGTTCAACCGAGACTTTCAGCGAGAAAAGCAACCCAAACTTCTCTATGATAATGGTGCCGGTGGAGGTGGAGGCCCAAGAGGGCCGCTCGACCGAAGTCAAATCCCTGAGCAGTATCGTAACATTCCTATTGAAGGCGAAGAGTCTAATGATCTCTCTGCTTACAAGATGCCTGAGATTCGGCCGGGGTTCAAACCATAAGAAAGGGATTTCCAATGAGCATGAACAAGGATGCGAAGAAGCTTCGCAAGCGGAAGGCACGAGAGAAAGAGAACAAGTTGTATTTCTTGGAGAAGCGTCTAGCGACTCGTCGGGCTGAACGAGCCGTGCGTGAAGACGAACACAAGGAAGAAGATCACAAGAAACTCGTGAAGCAAATCGACACGATGGAAGAACAGTACCGTTTGGTTAAGGACAAACTCTCTCCTGAAGTTCGTGAGCAGATTGAGCGGAACATTGAGGTTCTTGCTTCTCTCGAAGACGAACATGAGAAAGAAACTGAGCAGAAGCGATTCGTGAATGCACAGTTAGAGAAAGAGGGAGCTTTCGAACTTAAAGAAAAAATGGATCTCCTGAGTGATAAGGAAAAGGAACTGGTCGAAGCTTCAGGTGGTGCCGAATGTTCTTTCGTTGCGAATTCTGAAACTTAAAGAATTTCACTAAAGCGGGTTGACTGATTCTCCGAGACTTAATATAACAAGCACGTTGTCACACAACTGTCTTGCGACAGACAACAAACCCTTTAACTAAGTCTACGGAGAATTAACTATGTCAGAATTTGGAAAACTCAACCTCGAAGACATGCGGATGGAAGATGAGCGTGTCAACACTGACCGCAACACCTCTTACCTTGATCAATACGTTCCAATGCCGAAGCCCAAGCCGGGCCAGACAGCAGTTGTGCAGGTTCGCATCCTGCCTCCGAAAAAGGGTTCGAAGCTGTTCGAGTACACTCGATTCCACAACATCAATGGCCGTAAGGTTCACGACCCGAAGCGATTGATCGAAGGAAATTGGGACAAGAAGACCCCGAATCCTATCGTTGACTATTACAACTCGCTTTGGCGAGATTCGGATAAGGCTGAAAAGGCTGGTCGCAAGGATGAAGCCGAACGCTATCAGCAGGAAGCTCGTTCCATCAAGCCGATTGAGCGTTACTACTACAACGCCATCGTGCGTAAGATGACTGACGAAAACGGTCAGGTGCTTACAAATGTTGGTCCGAGAATTCTCAGTGTCGGTAAGGTTCTTCACAAGATGATCATCCGTGCCATCGTTGGCGATGAAACGGAAGCTCCTTTGGGCGACGTGACTGATCCGGTCAACGGATTCGATTTCTTCATCAAGGTCGAAATGCGTGGCACTGGCGACAATGCCTACCCGAACTACGACCGTTCGAGCTTTGCTCGTGATCCGTCTCCGCTCGGCACGCCGGAAGAAGTCAAGAAGTGGGTTGAGGGTCTCCACGACCTCACCAAGAACCATGTCAACACTCCGTTCGAAACGCTTGAGCGTGAACTCGCCATTCACCGCAAGCTCATCGCCGATGACAAGGAAGGCTTCTCGGTTGAGAAGTTCGATGCCAAGTACGGCGGCGGAACTGCAACGGCTGCAAAGAGCCGTTCGTCTGAGAACGTCAGTCCTGATGATCTTGGCGATGCTGTTGGTAACGCAGAAGACGCAATCATGTCCGAGCCAGAACAGGACGTGACCATTGAGGATGAAGACTTCCTCCGTCAGATGCAAGAAGCTGAATCCGATCTCACGTAAGATCGTTCTGAAACGCTGCTAGAATCGTAAGCCAGAACCAGCCAATCTGGTTCTGGCTTTTTTCGTAACATTCCTTACACATAGGTCACAAATGAAGAAAGCAACTAAAGCAACCACTAAAACTACAAAGAAAACCGAAATCTCTGATGAAGACTTGTTTTCCCAAATCGCACAAGCGACGGCGGGGAATGTATTAGCCGATCTTGAAACCTGCAACTTCTTCATCGATACAGGCAATTTTGCCCTGAACTACATCTGCTCAGGTCGATTTATTGGCGGTGGAATCCCCGGCAATCGTATCACCGAGTTCTATGGGCCTTCTTCTTCTGGTAAGTCGCTTATTGCCTCAAACATTCTGCGTGGTTGTCAGAAGATTGGCGGTTGGCCGATCATTCTCGATTGCGAAAATGCAACAAACGGGGAGTTCATGGAGCGAACCTCGCACTTGAATTTGAAGAAAATTCTGCGTTACGCACCATTCACATTGGAAAAGGCTTTCGATAAGATTCACAATGCAGTGAATTTCATTCGAGCACGTGAGAAAGAACACAAACGTGAGCCGAAACCAATCGTTTTCGTGTATGACTCGATTTCTGTTTCGCCATGCGAACGAGAGTTCAGTGAAACCAATCTCCCTGAGAACTACAATCCAACTCAGTGGAAGAAGATCGTCGGTCGCAAAGAGCAACCGGGCGAACGTGCCAAAGTTTGTAGCAAAGAACTCCGAAAGCTTCAGTCTCGCCTTGAGAAGTACGGAGCAACTATCCTTATCATCAACCAGACTCGTGAAAAGATCGGGGTTCTTTATGGGAACCCGGAAACAACCGCTGGTGGTGGTAATGCCCTGCCATTCTACGCTTCTTGCCGTCTCCGTACAGCGACGAGAAAGAAGATTGAGAATAAGGAACTGAAGACCTTTGCAGGCGTCAATATGGCGATTAAGAACGTGAAAAACAGAACGTTCCGTCCATTTGCTGAAACAGAAGGCGTGAAGCTTTACTTTGATACTGGTGTTAACCCGTTAACCGGACTCGTCACCATTCTCAAGCAAGCCGAACGTATCGTTGCTAAGGGTAATGGTAGTTTCTTTGTGAAGCCTGAATTTACCGAAACAGGCGAAGAGTACAAGTTCAAAGCAGGGGAAATCGAAAACGTATTTCCTTTGAAGGTCTTGCTTGACAACCCTCGCTTAGTTGATGCAAAGACCACTGAAGAAGTTCAAGAATATCTGGCCGACTTCAAGGACGCCATCGACTTGAGCGAGAGCGGTGTCTTTTCTGAAAAGGCAGTGTCATTCGACGCTGAAGGTAATCCTCTGATCGAAAGTGATGAGGACGCCGAAGAATTGGGCGAATTGGAAGAATAAGAGAAAAGGCCGGGTTCAAAAAACTCGGCCTTTTTTATTTGGAGACACAATGGCACCAACACCAGAAATCAGAATGAAGCTTAAGAAGCGACAGCAAGTCATCATCACTCATATTACCGATCAAATCAATCGATGGGGACTGTCATGTGGAGCACATCGTAATCGGAATTGGACAACTCAATCGTTTTACGATGGATATCCAGAAGTACCCCTTCAGGATGGAGTTTTTGTTGGGGATAGGATGCAAGGAACTTTGGATCGTATCAAAGCTATTCGGTATCACCAATGTTTCCATACGGCTATTGGTGCCCCCTTTGATTTCAATCTACCGATTCTTGGTCGTGATCTTTATGATCACAGTATCCATGTTGTATGGAAGGAACCTATAGGCAAGGGTTATGGCCCTAACCCTCCCGAATGTCTAAAAAGCAGCATGACTGTCGATGGTGCCGGGAATTGGCACATGCCGTGCGATTTGGGTATGTCGGTTCAATTATGGCATCCAACCAAACAGAAGTTCCAAGAGGGTCTTTTCGGATCTTGGAATAAAGATGTTCATGGTTGGACTCCGAAATACCACTATCAGAAAGACGAAGTGGTCGAAGCATTGCAAATCATTTGCAGTACACTTGATTACGAGTTCTACGAAGACGAGCCATCACGATATATGAACACTTAAAGAAAAAGCCGGGTGATGAACCCGGCTTTTTTGTTAGTTGTTCCAGACACCTGCTGTTACAAGATTTGCAGGATCAACTTCATGGTTGAAGACATAAGCGAGTGCGGTATCACCGTCCTCTAACTCAACAGTCTTCCTCTGAAAGAGATACGGAATCCCTTCGTATCCATCCATGCGGCCCGTCTTGCTGGGATTCACTTCAAACACTTCTCCAAGCACACCGTTGCCTTCAACTTCGGTGAGTCTCTTCTTCATGCCGGGGAAGCCGCCATCGGTCACAAAGAGTTCGTAGTCCTTAGTGGTTCGAACCGTCTTGAGGAACTTACCCTCAGCGGCTTCCATTAAGGAATACGCTCCACCATCACGCTTAAGTGTACCGTAGACGAAAATCTTCATTGTTAGGCTTTCTGAATCTTGTAAGAGCCAATACCAAGTTTCTCGACCGAATATCCTTCATTCTCCAGTTCTTTGCGAACCTTGGAGAAGTGCGTGGAGAGGCAGGCGTCGGTGAGTGACATCTGTTCAAAGCTAGACTTGATCTGCTTGAATGTCAACTTTTGAGACTTGAGAAAATCCTCACGGATTTGCTGCTTCACCTTCTTGGCGTCTTCGAGAATCTGTGTACGAGATTTCGATGATTTAGATCCTTTTGGGTACAAGTTTTGGAGTACCTCATAGGTGGCCTCCATGCTCTTGAAGTTTGGATCGCAAAATCCTGCGACGATATCCTTCATTTCCGCCAGTTCGTCGGTTGAGACCTTTACGACGGCGATTTTGACCTTAAAGGTCTTGGCGAATTCCACCAACAATGGTAAATTCTTCATATGAGTGAACAAGCGACGACCGTCGCTGAACTCAATCATCAGTCTTTTGGCTGGTTTCATATAGATAATCTCCTTTGACCCGAGGGTCGCATTATAGTACAGTTGGCCCATCATGAACAAGATCATCGTAGATAATTATAGAAGGTTTGGTACTGAGATCGAACTCAACACCACAACCGACGTTTTGAAACCGAAAGAAGAAGTTCCTGACGGAGCACCTCTTGTGGCTCGCCTTATTCGGCAAGTCACAAATTCCAAGGTGGAACTACATGGGTGGCACCACACCAACAACAACAATTGTTGGATCATTAAGCCCGACGGCTCTTGTGGAATGGAGATTTGTACTCCTATCCTCAAAGGTGCTTACGATCTTACGAAACTCGTGCGAGTCGTAGACGTTCTTAGTGGTGAACCAACGATCAAGTCTGATCGTCGCTGCTCGTTCCATGTACACATCAATCTAGATGATCTGAAAGTATCACAGATTGGTTCCATCCTTGCATGGTGGATTAAATGTGAACCTGTCTTCTTTGATTTCCTGCCGACTTACCGTCGTTGCTCTCGTCATACACAATTGATCGGTATGAGCGATCTTTTTGAACACAACCGAGTATATGGGCCGGAAGACATTATCGACCGTCTTTCGACGGTGAAATACTTCTCCATCAACACATATCATATGCGTCAGAAACGACGCAAGTCGCTAGAAGTACGAGTGGCTGATCACACTGCCTGTCTTGATCCAATGTTTGTAAAGAACTGGATTCGTTTGATTCTGAGGTTCGTTGAGGTTTCCAAAACGATGCCAAAGAAGACTTCTACCTATTCGTCGTACAAGTCAGCCCTTGCTTGGCTTGATCCCATTGAAGTATTCGCTCATTTAGGATTTGATCAAACCAACCTTTCAGATGGCATGAAGCAATGTCGTGATTGGTTCTTGCTCAAACTGAGCGAGAATGCTCCTCTCATGACGACTGGTATTTGGCAACCGGGTACGAGAGATAAGGCTCTCTACGAAATCAAGCAGATGGTCAGAAAGTATCAGCCCAACTTTTCTGAGGATCAGGAAACTCTCTTATACTCGCCGAAGTATATGTTATGAGTTCCTATGCACTACCATTTTGAAAAGCTTGAAGATGTCGTTGAACGCATGAGAGATTTCGCTCACCGCAGCGAGCACCTGACTTTCCCACAGGTGCCGCTTGCGGAAGAGTACATAATCCTCCCGTTGAAAATCCGACACTTTCATATTGATGGCTACGAGGTGATACTGAACTTCAGTCGATCAATCCATAATGATCGAGCCGTTGAGTGCTTACAGATTCAAAGTGCATACACGCCATTCCTCCCATTCGACTTGGTCTGCAAATTGGGATTTGCTTTTTTGGCGGATGAACATCTTTGCTTTACAGAGTTCATGAAGGGTCGCCACAAGCTGTATTGCTGGACTCTCTTATTTTGCGATGGGGAAACGCTATCTCCAGACGGGGCCACCGATTCTGAGTTTGAAGACTATTTCTTTAAGAGGGCACAACCTTCTTATTTGCAGGACGCTCCTGATGTTGATGAGTGATTTTCATTTCTAACAATGAATAGATATTCATGGTAGAAATACCAATTACAATTCGATGAGGTGTCCTGTCATGAACAACATGAAAAAGTCATATGCTCAGAAGATTCAAGCCCTTCTTATTGCACACCTTCTTAATAAAGGCAGTATCGACCTGCTCTTGCCAGATGGTATCCGTCTTGAAATCGGAATTACCAAGGAAGGCAAAAACGGCACTGAAATCTCTAATGATTACTGCTATGTGAAATCAACTCGACAGGATAAGACGGCCATTCTTGACACCTACAATTTGATGCTCGAATACTCGGACGCCGAGAAGAAGATCATCTGCATTGATAACGGTGTAAACGCCGAGGGTCTCGAAGTGAAAAGATTAGAGATTGTCTGATCTTTCAGTTTGAAACAAAACACCGTAAGATTCTTCGAGTCTTAAAGAACCGTCCAAACCTAAATGGTAAGTATGTGTTCCTATTACAGTTCCATCTTCCCTTGGCACAGCGAATTCGACCCAAAGCTCGAACTTGCTGTTGTCAAGCAACTGGAACTTCGTTATAGTAACCTTCAGTTGTGACGCTGGTGCAGCGTCGTGTTTGTTCACCACCTTAAACGAAGTGTTCCGTGCATCTTCTAGGACTCTTCGCAGCAAGGCTGTCTTATTCAAGAATTCTGTCCAATGCGACATCAGCAATTTCTCTAATTGCGGTCGCATAACAATTTCATTGGTCATGGTGAGGCTCCTATGAAACACCAAAAGGATTGCAAGACTGTACTAGTAGAGTTTGTTTCTTCGCTTTCAGATGACGAACTTCGTTATCTTGGTTGTCGATTGATCGAACGCTACAGTGACGATCTCGCTGAGGCTCTTAACGCTATGTCCCGAAAGTCTCAAGTAGATGTAATCTTTGCATCTGCTCGCTCTGCGGACGAAGTTTACCAACTGTGCGATGTCATCAAGGACATCGTTACTCGGGAAGCGAAGAAGCGAAAAGTCAACCTCCTCGCAGTCGATTTCTAAGTCAGTCTAACGAGAGCGGGATTCAATAATAGTCCCGCTCTCGTTGTTTATAAAGGTATGCAATGAGTGTAATTCGCATTACAGACAAACCAGAAGATCAGTTGATTCCAACTTCTGCATTCAAGTATGCCAGTTGGGACTTTGACACTTTTAATCCTGTACAAAGTGCTATCTTTGAACACGTCTCGAATGACACTAATATCACAATCGCCGCTGCCACTTCTGCCGGGAAGACGGTCATGGGCGAAATGTATATGTCAGATGAGATTTATCGAAGAGGCGGCAAGGCCATCTACGTTGGGCCACTGAAAGCACTTGCCAAAGAAAAGTCCGATGACTGGACGAGTGCAGAACACCATTTCAATAAGCTCAACATCTCCATCTGTACCGGTGACTATCGATTCACTAAGTCCCGTATTGATGAACTCAATAAGTCCAACTGCATTGTCATGACGCCAGAAATGCTGGCTTCCCGATGCCGTAACCAAAAGTCCGAAAAGAGCACCTTCCTCAAGGAAGTCGGCACAGTCATCTTCGATGAATCGCACCTTTTGACTGTACCCTCTCGTGGCGACCATATTGAAGTCGCTATGATGAAGCTTGCAGAAATCAACCCGAACATTCGCTTTGTGTTGCTTTCGGCAACCATGCCGAACGTGGATGAATTATGCGAGTGGGTGTCAACTCTTACGAAACGAGATACGGTTCTTATCGAATCGAAGTACCGTCCTTGTCCACTTGTCATTCATTACCAAACGTATTTCGATGGCGAATCTGGCTACGAAGAAAAGGAAATGCAGAAGGTCGCCACGGCTCTTGGGTTGGTTGACAAATACTCAGAAGACAAGTTCTTGATCTTTGCCCATACAAAGCGAACTGGCAAGTTGATGGTGGAATCCCTTGCTGCCAGCGGCATTGATGCAGATTTTCATAATGCCGATTTGACGGCAGCGAAACGTCATGCTCTGGAAAAGCGATTCAAAGACGATCCTAAATGCCGAGTCATTGTGGCAACTTCCACATTGGCATGGGGTCTCAACCTTCCGGCTCGACGTGTGATTGTTCTCGGCATCAATCGTGGTATGAGTGCTGTTGAGAACTATGACATTGGTCAGATGATTGGTCGTGCTGGTCGCCCTCGGTTCGATCCAAAGGGTGATGCTTACATTCTCATTCCGGAAAGCCGCAAGACTGAATGTCTCATCAAGCTTCGAAAGCCAACTGAAATCCGATCACAACTTTTGGAAAACGTCGGCGGTCACTACAAGACCCTTGCCTTCCATGTTGTCAGTGAAATTCATCACGGTTGTATTACAACCAAACAAGGGTTCCATGAATGGTTCCACAAAAGCCTTGCCCATCACCAGCAAAGCTACTTCAATGACGCAGCTATTGACAATCTGATTGACTTGCTCGTGCGTGCAAAAGCAATTACGTTGAATGAAGGACAGTATGAAGCAACAGCAATCGGAAAGATTGCGTCCATGTTCTATTACTCGCCGTTCGACGTAGCCGATCTTCGAAGCAACTTCAACAACCTATTCAACAAGAATATGCAGGGCAATGAAGTTGCCGTCGCTCTGGCTCTTGGTAATATCGACTCACATCGAGGCGGTATTGTCAACAAAGCAGAACGCATCGACATGGTCAAATTCCAATCTTCTGTTGAGAAGATTTACGGAGTTGGACGTGTGCCGGAGGCAGCGATTAAAGCTGGTTGCGTCTATTACAACATGATGCACGGTGTCTATTCTGAGAACCTCAGTGCTCTTCAATCTGCTTTGAAGTTCGACCTTGACCGCACATTGGAAGTTGTCGGGGCCTTGGATCAGATGAGCGGCAAATGGGGACGTAAGGAGTTCTTCGCATCGCTGCGTGATCGTCTTGTCTATGGCGTGCCGGAGCACCTCGTTTCACTCTGCCGTATTCCAGAAATTGGAAAGGTGCGAGCCGAAGCGTTGTCTAAGAACGGCATCAAGAACATGGACGACTTCTGTAAAGCCAGTGTCAGCTTCTTGGCAAATACCATGAAGATGAAAGAACCGGCTGCGAAGAAGATTCACGACGCAGCGAAGTTGATGAAGATCCGCAGTGCCTTAACCTAAAAGGTCTCGGAGCGTTTTACCGTCGCCAAGAAAACCATCAGGGTATTCCATTTTGACAGTCCCGTCCTTGTTGGTTTTCTTGCCGTTCTTGTCTTCTGTCCAAAAACGTACCTGTCTGACTTCGTTAAAGTCAGTTGTCTCGCCGGTTTTTGGATCGAAGTAAGGCTCTTCGAAAAAGCACGGATCTTCGGCGTCCATAGGGAGATTGACTCTCTGTCCTTCGTGGAGGATCACAACACGACAAGCTCTGTTTTTTGCGTCGAACAGTCTGCAATTCTTGCAGAACGGCTCTGGTTTTTTCTTCTTCTTAAAGAATCCTAGCATAATTTCTCCTAACTCAGAGGTTACCTAATAAGATATATGTTCTAGGAGCAGAAATTATGGAGAAGAAAAAGAAGCCCTTACGAATTCCGGCCTCGTTGGAAGGATTTAAGCTCGGAGTATTTATTCAGATCATATCACTGTATGTTCTGAAGTCGAGAGACGAGTTAGAGAAGGATTCGATTCAAAGAGTGTTTGTTGATGCACAGGTCGCCAGTAAATGCATAAGCTATCTGGAGAAGAATGCTCCAAAGATGCAGAGTTTCAAAATCGACTCGAATTACGGAATCATTACCTGTGAAGTCAAAGCTACCTCACTGCCGGAATACAAGTTCACTGTGTATCCCGAGAGAAGTCATACAGAATGTTGTCAGTTGTTTAAGCCAACTGATGAAGAAATTTTCTGGTTCAACCCCTTTAATATACTGTACTCCTACAACTAAGGAAAATTATGATTGAAATCCAAAACGAAGCTCAGTTTGAAAAGTTGATTGATGAGAACGAACGTGTTGTCCTCGACTTCTATGCAACGTGGTGTGCTCCTTGTAAGCTCATCGCTCCAACTCTTGACGCTCTTGCTAAAGAACGACCAGAGATCGCCTTTGCTAAGGTGAATATCGACCAATACCCGGACTTGTTTAAGAAGTTCAACGTTGGGGCAATGCCGACGATCAAGTTCTTTAAGCAACGTATGGTGGTGGATTCCGTAATGGGAGCCGTCAACAAGACAGCTTTAGAATCGAAAATTGACAACTTGTTCTAATCAGCGTTCTCTGTTAAGATTCAAGCCCAAGGAGGGACACATGAATCCAAGCTTATACATCGGCGTTGCAGGTCAGAAACAGAACGGTAAAGACACGATCTCAGATTATCTCAGAGAACGTCTTCTCCAAGATGAAGAATTCAAAGTTGACTTTGAGCGAGCGGCTTTTGCGAAGAGCGTCAAACGAATCTATGCTGAAACTTTTGACGTGTCTTACGACTTTATCGAAGAGTGGAAGGTCAAGGATGAGCCTCCACCGGGCTTCGATATGAATGTTCGGCAATCGCTTCAGTTCATTGGTGACGGTTTCCGTAAGATCAAAGCAAGCATCTGGATCGATCTCATGTTCCGTAATCACGGCCATAAGATCATCAGTGACGTGCGGTATCTCAACGAAGCTCGTCGAATTGTCCAAGAAGGTGGCCTCAATATCCTTGTTGTCCATCCGGATCGTGTTAATGACGATCCAAACGGCTCAGAAGCACAGATTCGTCCGTATGCTGTCTGGTGCCTTGAAAACATTCCTGTAACTGGTAATGCCACTGTTGGCCTTATGCAGAACTGTCAGAATGAAACGCTACCGGATTTGAACTTGTTTCAGTTCTTTGTGAGGAATGATGGTTCAGTACAAGATTTGTACTCATCTGTCGATTCTGTACTGATTCCGGAAATCAAGCGTGCGTTTTTCCTCCGTGGTCTACTTTAATAGATGAAAGGATTTGTCATGAGTAACAATGTTATCCGAGTTCCAGATGATGTCGATACAACGTTTATGCAAATGTTTGATGATATCGACCCCATTATCACGAATCTTCAAGACGCCGTCGCAGGCGGTGACGCAGTCTCTTTGAAGGCTGCAAAGATTGAAGTTGAGTCTATCATGGCTCAATACAGTTGCGAGCCATCAGATACCTTGACCGCTGAACAACAAAAAGAACTTGCCGACGATTTCGTTGAGTTGCAGCAGATGTTTAAGCTGCTTGTAACCTCCTTGATCTCAAAGGCTAAGATTCTCTTCAAATATTCCAAACACAAGGGGAAGTAATGTTTATCGAAGAAGCACGCAGAACACGGTTTGTGGAACAGATCAATAACGCAGTTCTATCGATCATGCGAAATAGCTCTGCCCCATTCGTTAAGGCAGAATTGTTCGGGTTTTTTATTGATCGTCTAGTCAATCGTTATCTGATTGCCCTCGATAGCACAAACCCTTTCAATGCCGCTGGTTTCAATCCTTCAACTCGTAAGGGCCTTGAAGATATTGCAACCAAGTTGACCGCTTTGCTCAACAGAGACGACCCAATGGCAAGTGCCGATGAACTGGCCTACATTGTTGCAACGATCTGGACAGGTGTCTTAGGGAATCATGAAGAAGTGCCTGATGCAACTCAGCCCTTCTATTATGCTACTCGTGGAGTGCTGGAACAAATTATCAGCACTCTTAACTATGTTAGATTTGCCAACGAGGGACAAAACAACTCGGTGGTAAACCTAAGACGAGCGGTCATTGCACGAGCAGTTTTGAACACGGTTGTTTCCCGTTGCACGAATGAGAACGAACAACCAATGTGTTTCTGGTCGGAAGGTAAGGTTGTGACCGCATAAGGAGGACTATGCAAGGTCACATTAAGAACGAAGACATGACCTACGTCGAAAAGCGATGGGGTCATGAGCTTTGGATCACCAACACCGAACGGTATTGCGGCAAGATCCTACATATCAACAATGGAAGCCAATGTAGTTTCCATTACCACAAGATCAAGGATGAAGTTCTTTTCATCCACAGTGGCACATGTCACTTCCGGGTTTACGATCCGGAAGTGCATGTCGTTGGTGAAGAAGTTCACCTCACTCTTAAAGCCGGGGACGCTTTCTATGTTCGACCCGGTGTCATCCATCAAATGACCGCTGTCGATGGCGACGTGGAAATCTTCGAAATCTCCACCCAGCACTTTGACTCGGATAGCTACAGGGTTGAAGTATGAACATTTGGGTAGCGAGAGCGAGAGTCAAGAAAGAACTGCAAAATATGGTTGCAGTTCTTTTTACCGATGCTGACCCAATCGTCTACCATTTTTGGTCAATGATCAAATGTGATGGATCAGACAATTCCTCTATCAAGGAAATCTCTTTCGGGCATCAATGGGTAATTTCTTTGATGTACAATAAGATGATGCTTGTACCGCTACTTAAGTTCAAATGGTCTACTTCTGCTCACTCTCATATCGATGGTGTACGGATTTTCTCTTATTCTACTTCTGTTCCGGCTTTACAGGATCTCAAGTACGACTACAGATTTGGCCCGAATGCTGTGACCATCGAACATGCTGCTCACAGCAAGACATACGTTGGTAAATATCACGGTGTTGATGTACCTGCTGGGTCTGACATCACAACGTCACTTATGAGATACTAATTCAAACCCGCAATACTATCGCCAGTCGTATCGGTTTGCACTTCTGTCGATGGCTTAACTTCATTGATTGGCTGAGCCGCACGCTTCTGATCACGAATCTTCTTCTGTAAGAGATTGATGCCTTTTTCATTGATCACAGTGAAGCCCCAGCCAAGCTTTCCAGCGTATTCGTTCATCGCCTTCCACTTGGCTTGATTCTGCTCATATTTCATTTGGGTATTCGGCTTAATTTCCCAAATCTCAACGGTGCCATCTGAGAACTCAATCTTGATGTCCGGAATGTAGTTGTGCCAGTCATTATTGAAGTAGTAAGGTACTTTGAATGGCTCTGCGAAATACGCTGTCACATCCGTGTCTTCATCTAAACATTTGTAGATTTCAAGCTCGTATCCAGAGCGATGATAGATACGCTTTCCAGACATCTTGATCGACTCATACCAACCTTCGTTAAAGTTTGGTTTCTTGGTGGCCCCCTTGCCCTTCTTACGAGAGAAGTCTTTCCAAATTGTGGCTCTCATTTGTTGAGCTTTTGGAATAGCACGGTTTGGATGCTTGAGAGTAAAGTGAGCACGCAAATCACGAACAGGTGCCCCGCATGTTTCAACAGGGCACTTGACGTAATCTCGACCTTCATCATGCTCTTGCAAGATGTGACGAGAGTAATCCTCGTAGTTCTCAAAAGTGGTACTACAGGAAAAGCATTGCCACATTCTCTTAGAAGGATCTTTTCCTTCAGTCCAAAGTGTCATAATTAGCTCTCTAGGCAACTTGGAATGTCTTGAATCATACGCATTGCCTCAATGACCTTATCATCAAGTTGCAGCGTTGCCATTTCAACAACATCATACAGATTCTTCGTGGCACTATCACGAGATGAGTTTTGAAGAGGGCCATCGGTAATGGTAATGTACGTAGCTCCAGCTTTCTTAACATCCAAGTTGTACTTGTAAGATGCTGTTCCAATTTGGGTTTTGCTGATAAAGAACGTCCATGTAACAAGACCAACTGCACGGCTTGTTGAGAATTGATTCCCACCAATCGAAGTCCAGATAATCCCGCCATTCTTAGTTTTCTCTAGCAGTTCTCGCACCATCGATTCTTTGTAAAGATCGTGTAGTGTCAATGCTGAATCAATATCGGCCATGTCACTCCTTAGTTGTCATGAAATTTTTAGGTTCGTGATCGTCGCTGAAATCACTCATCGAAGGGATATCTTTGATACCATTACTCTTCGCATGTTTCATAACCAATTCTGATGCCTTGTCTCCAGAGATCACTTTAATCTGTCCGACAGCCTCTTTGTCGAAGAGGGACTTAACATAGCTCCCCTCGACAGCACGACTCAGATTCAAGGCAGAAAACGATGCTTGATCGTCTACTTCCTCTTCAGGATGCTTTAAGCGAGCAAAAACAATACGAGCTTCCTCACCAGCACCAAAAATACTCTTGTCGTATTTGAAAAACAACAGGAAGCCGCTTCCCTGCACTAAAGCATGAATTCTGTCCTCAAATTCAGCTTTTGAGACAGCTTCGTCCCAAGTATCCATAATACTTCGAAAGCTGGAAAAACCTAATGATGACAAAGTTCTCTCCAATCTGTGGCGTTACCAAATATATACCTTCACTATGCAGAGTTTTCGCCAATTTATGATGAGAGAGTTCGAAGCGGCCCCAGCCGGTGGTTCTCCACCGCCGAGCAGCAAGCCTAATAAAACCACCAACGATCTCAGTATGATGACACGAGAGCTTGGAGGATTCTACGGCTTAAAGCCCTCAGATTACCTCAAAGGCCCAATTACAAGTTTTGAACCACTCAATCTTCCCGGCCAGCCTCGTACCAGTTCTCCTGTCATGATTGATATGGAAGATGCCGATGGCGACGGAGATATGAAGGGCAAGGTCATGTATTCGACCATGCAACAAGACAAGATGTTGAATCCTAATGGGACTCAGTACAACGGAAAATTGCAGGATAAAAAGTTTTCTCTACGAAACCGCAAACACAACACCAGCCGTACATTGGATGATATTATGCTTGGCCCATTGGGAATGAAGGGGCCGGGTGGTGGAATGGGCGGAATGCCTCCAATGGGCGGAGGTGGTGGAGGTATGCCAATATGATGACTTTCAAAGACTGGTTCTATAAAGAAGCCATGACTTCTACCGCCAGTATCGCCGGGTTTGCTCGCATGACGATTCCTTCGATTCAACGTCGTGTTTGGCCTTATGTTGACTCACGAGACGGAGCACGTTATCGTAACGGCAAGATTGTAGAGCAACCACAAATTCGAGAACATGATGAAGATCGGGATATACTCGGGGACGTTTGATCCTCTGACATTGGGACACCTTTGGGTTATTGAGCAGGCTGCCGAACTGTTTGACAAAGTCTATGTACCACTCGGCTTTCACCCTCGCAAAATCCCGCTCCTCTCCGAAGAAGAACGCTTGAAGATCGTCAAAAAATGCTGCGAACACCTGCACAATGTCACGATCACAACGCTTGGTAAAACCAATATCGCCAAGTTTGCGTCACAACATTCTCTATCATCAGATACAGTTTCTTTGATCCGTGGAGTTCGGAATGAAACCGACTTCGTCTACGAATACAACATTTGCAGAATGGTGGAGCGGTGGGCGAAGTCCATCAACAAAAAACTTCACCAAATCTACCTGATACCACCCGAAGAACTGGTTTCAGTGAGTTCTTCCAATATCAAAACGCTTTGCAATGATGGTCGCTGGGAAACGGTAGCAAAACTCGTCCCTAGCGAGGTCCTGTCCACCCTGAAATATCAGTACCTTGAAGGATCGGCAGCACCTTATCTCCAACCCATGCTATAATCTTGAACTCATTTCGTGAACGGGCGTCCAAGACTCTGTGCTTACCCTCAATGACGAGAGGAACACCGGACTTGCCGAATCCTTCCCTTGCTAAAGGGTCACTCATATCTACAACAATTGGCCCAACAGACCTGCTACAAGACACATGTCTAGTTCCAACAGTGTAGAGTGGCCCGATAGAGATTTCTTGTAGAAGAAAAACATCTGAAGAAACCACGTCATAAGGGAATGGATCAAGTAGCTTGCGAACTTCGTGGCTGGTGATTAGCTCAGCACACGCCGCCATATTGTTCTTAATCAGCTTATTGAAGTGTTCTCGTGCCTTCTTGGCAATCGGATCTTCTTGGTATTTGATACGATGATGGTAATACTGAGTATGCTGCTCAAGCATACTTGTAATCATGTTGTTTTCTTTGAGCATTCAGATGCCTATTATTCAGCGGCCATTGGGAACGGGTGGAAGACACCTTCCTTACCCGCTGCAAGATCATCTGGCGGCCGTCCGAATTCACGGCTGCTATAAGGATCGGCTCCCATGTGAGTCGCCGCTTCGGCCTTACGTCGGCAATCCTTGGCACCTTCCATATTGTGATGAGCACGATATTCGAAGTTTGCCATTTTAGATTTGGTTGGGCCACCAATATTGATCTGCGAAATGAGCAGCATCTTATCGACCGAGTCACATTTTGTACAGCGGACATCGGGATAATTGCCGTCTCTGTCGTATTGAGTGAATACTTCAAAGACGGTATTGCAATCTTTGCACTGGAAGTCGTAATTACGTTTTCCAGCAGGTGCTTTCTCAGTCTGAGGTTCTTGTTCCTCAGACCGAGTAGGCACACTGATTTGTCGAGTCTTATTAGCTGACTCACACGCCGGGCAACTCACACCCGGATAAATTCCAGCCTTGTCAAAGGAAGTGAATTCCTCAAATTCCTTGTTGCAGTCAAGACACTGGAATGCGAAAATTGGCATATTACTCCTCCGAGGCCATCTTCTTTAGCTTCTTATAGATGCGTTCGATACGTCTTACCTTAGTATGGTTGTTGCGAAAATACCAGAAAACGTCGGATCGAGCGATACCTTGAGCTTGTTCCAGCAGCTTCGAGTTGATTTCCTTCTCAATCAATTCCATATGCATAACATCCATAATGTCTTGCTTGCTGGCTTTGACGAACTGTTCCATTTCTGGCGACTCTCCATCTTCTTCGTCATAGTTTTCGTTAAAAAAGTTTCGTTCCACGTTTAGATCCCCTAAGCAACTGAACTGTATAAACAAACCATCTTCTCCCAAAGAGAGATGATTCTTGATTCATTAACTGTCATAATCTCTTCAATCAGTCCTCCGGCACTTGAGTATGGACATCCTTTCATCTTATCTATCCATCTGCCACATCCTTTACGATAGCTGACTATAGAATGTGGCTCCTCAGATTTAGCTTCTCGGCAAATGGTTGTTTTCTGTACATGGGACAGTTCAGAACCTAATACCGAGTCATTGTATGCATTCTCCAGAGCTAAGCTATTCATTGCAGAATAGGCCGGTAACATACACTCTGTATCCATCCATAATTGATGCTCATTGAACTTCTCTACGAGTTCATCTGACAAAGCATCGGTCACGATACAATGACTTGGAAGTAATAAGAATCTCTTCGACCCAACCTCATTGTATGCCGCTACAAGACAAGCAAGATAATCCACTAATGGATCTGCCTTACGACTTGTAACACCAATGGTTTTGAGACCCACTCGCTTGGCCCACTGGAACATTTGGAATGGTGTCTCATGATCCCGACGTATGTACGTCAGTAGGCATTTGGCATACGGTAGATTCTTTTGAACTGAATACCATGTACCGAATGCTTGCCAGTCTTCTTCGACTTTTGCAACCAAAAGTACCGTCAGGTTGTCGCCGAGTTTAGAAATCATGTAGTCCTCACTTATGATAGTTGCTTAAGAGCTTGAAAAATCTTACGAGTCCCATTAGTATTCCTCCTCGCAAGTCACGGATTGACTTTGGTCAAGGATGACACCGGGGCAAGGATGCCCCATTTTTATGAAACAACCCTACACATGCCCTCAGTGTGACGTAGTCTTCAATGACTACCCTTGTAACGAACGAAAGTTCTGTTCAAGGAAGTGTTACGAACTTGGTAAACGAAAACAAACTCTCGTAGATCGAACTTGTAATCGGTGCCATAAGACGAAACACATCGAGGACTTCTCTATTCGAAAGAAAGACGGCCTTACTGAACCGATTTGCAAAAGCTGTCAAGTAATTCGTAATAGAAGTTACTCCAGAACAATTCAGGGCCGCTTGACATGGTCTAGATATGCTGCTAAAAAACGTAATCTGCAATGGGAACTGACCGACGAAGATTACGGTGATCTGATAATCAAACCTTGTGAATATTGCGGCAGCGACCTAAATCCAAGTGGATGCGGATTAGATCGCAAATGTAATGACATAGGTTATTGTAAAGACAATGTTGTACCATGTTGCAAAATTTGCAATGTCGTTAAGAATGATTTCTTCACATATGAAGAAATGTTAATTTTAGCCCCAGCACTCAGGTCAATCCATTCGAAAAGGAAATCCGATGCCATATCAGATGCAGTCTTATGATGAAGCCCTCGCCCTCATCCTTGATGAAGGAGTGGAACGCACGAACAAGCGTACTCAGATCAAAACCAAAACAATCTTTGGACTCACGAGCCGCTACGATCTGACTGAAGCTTTCCCGATCATCACCCGCCGTAAGGTGTGGCCGAAGTCCATTTGGGCCGAACTCCTGTGGTTCATTTCTGGCTCAACCAATAACAAGGATCTACAGGCTCTCGGGGCCAACATCTGGAATCCTTGGGTTGATGTGGAGTTCGAGAAGAAGCACGGTTACGCTCCCGGTTCATTCGGCCCGGTCTATGGCTTCCAACTTCGCCACTTTGGCGGCTACTACGGCAACGGAATTGGTGGCCCCACTGGTAGCACTGCAACGCAGATTACTGAAAATGATTTCGACCAAGCAGGCTGGCCCCGTTGGGATGATTCAAAAGAGCCATTTCGAGGAGGTTTGACTCCTAATGGTAACGCTTACGGAGCCGGTGGATTCGATCAATTGGCATGGCTTGCCAATCGACTCAAGGAAGATTCCTCATGCCGCCGAATGCTATTCACCCTCTGGAATCCGGCTGAAACCCACAAGATGAAGCTGCCTCCATGCCATTATACCTATCAGGTGCTTGTGGACGATGAGGGCCGATTGACTGGTGTTCTTACACAACGCTCTTGCGATTTCCCAATCGGCGTCCCTGCAAACATTCAGTTTTACTCTGCCCTCACAATGATGCTCGCTCAACAAAGCGGCTTCACCGCCCACGAGTTCGTTCACAATACGGTCGATGCTCATATTTATTGGGATCAAATCGAAGCTGTTGAGGAATATCTTGCTTCTCCAGTCCTCGATTCTCCCACACTGACCATCAACAAGGCTCCGGACATTTTCAGCTACAAGCTCGAAGACTTTGTACTTGAAAACCACGTCTGTGGGCCAAAGATCGAAATCCCGGTGGCTGTATGAACATTCAAAACATAAAGCGTGAACAATCGTCCACCATCTGCGAAGATGGAGAAAACGTAATGCGATTCGATGATCCGGATGACGCCGTTCTCGTTTGCAGAGATGGCGTCGTTGGACGATCACTCGTTAGGAATCTCCGTGTCGGAGATCAGATCGTCGATGTAGCACCGCCCCCTATGCCCCACCCCGGAGTTCACAAATGAGTCACATTGCCTTTTGGGCCAAAACTATTCTGTTGCTATTCGTAGTGGCGGGATACGCCAGTTACACGTCGCAGCAGAACGTCGCCAATACACAATCTGATGTTGCAACTTCTCTGAAACAACTCGATGATCCGAGCGGAGAAGCCCATCGAGAATTGGCAACAAGTCACGTCAATCGAAACACACAGTACGTTCTCGGTTGGACGATCATCGCCGTTGTAGGCGTTGTACTGTATCTAGGAGATATTATGTTCGTGTTCAGAAAAGCGGGTCTGTTGGGCTGTGTGGCCCTTATTCTCTTGTCCTCTACGGGCTGTCGTCGGCCATTTGAGCCGCAGGATTTGCAAGTCATTGAGTCGCATGAAGTCGGCTTCCTGATTCCTTTCACCGATGATGGCAGCAAGCAGGCTGTCAGCCAAAACGAAGATTTCTTCCGTAAGAACCTTGTTCTTACGCAACAAGTCAAAATTCCACAACAGTGGATTCCTACGGGCTATGAAACATTTGGGCCGAATGGTAACTGGAAGCCTGCGGCTATCCTTATCAAAGTCAACACATCTCCGGAAACTCGTGTCTGGACGGCTGACGCTAACAGCGGTACATCGTCAAAGAATGAAGCCATTTGGGTTATGACTTCTGATCAAGTGGAGTTTTCCACTGGCTGGGAATGCACTGCCCAAATCAAATCCAAGGAAGACTCTGTCAAATTCTTGCATAACTACCCGAACGGTAGTCTTGCAAAAGTCATGGATTTGGAAATTCGTTCCAAGATCCAGACTGCTTTTGCTATCGAAGTCACTGACCTTCCGATGGACGAACTCCGTAAGAAGGCCACTCCTCACATTCAGAGCGTCGTTGCTGAGGTGAAGGAATACTTCTTGGAAAAGGGTATCACGATTACAAATCTTGGTATCTCGGGTGGTTTTGTTTATAAAGACCCGTCGATCATTGCCACGATGGTGCGTGTCTTCAATGCTGAGCAGGAAAAGTCCATCGCAATGGCTGACACTGCCGCTCAGACTGAAAAGAACAAGACCATCCAGCTTACGGCTGATTCGAAAGCCAAGGCTCTCTTGACCGAAAAGGAAGCCGAAGCAGACGGTATCAAGCTTGTGGCTGACGCCAAGAGCTATGAAATCGAAAAGGCCCAAGAAAAGGCTGACCTTTATCTTGCTCTCAAGCGAATCGAAATTGAGAGCGAAAAGCTCCAGAAGTGGGACGGTAAGTTCCCTGTCTACTTCATGGGCGGCGGTGCAGAAGGCATGAACCTACTCCTTCAGGCTCCGAATCTTCCTGCACCGGCTCCTGAGCCTGTCAAGAAGGAAGAGCCTAAGAAGGTTGTCGTTGAAGAACAGAAGACTGCTGTTGTCGATCCTGTTACACTTCCAAAAGGTTTCTAATGTCCTTTCACAGTTACAGCAAATGGACGTTCACTGATCCAATCGAGGATGCTCCCGTTGCAGAAATTGCACAGGCCGTTGAGCATCATGGATATGCCGCCTCTCCAATCTACGGTCTCTGGACTGTGGGTGATCAATTCATCCACAACATTGGTCACTTTCTGAGTCAAAATAGAGGTAAGCCTCTGACTCGGGAATTGGTGGAGGCAAATGTTCCAGAGCAGGAACATAAGGCTATCTCGGTGGAGATTGTGGTACGAGTGCTTGAACATTTGAAGCTGCTCGGGGAAACTATCCCTGTGCCAAAGCCTAGAGAGTTCAAAATTCCTGCTACGTTTCAAATCCCCAAGATCAATAGACCGAAGTTGTAACCCTTGAGCGGCGAGCAATCGCCGCTCTTTCTTTTTGGAGATTGCTATGTGGAACTATGCAATTCGAAAAGTTAAAGACTCCCATTATGTTTGCATCACAAAGGACAATTCCTGTGATTACAACGAGGATTTCAACTATGTGATTGGCCTTTTTCAAGGCAAACACGAGAGTCCTATTGAGGGTGTATTTCGAGTTCCTGTAGACTTTGGTGTGGAAGCTATGCTAAAATCTGCCGGTTTCACAAAGGGTGAAAAGGCTAAGGAAATCTTGGGTTACTATAAAGAGTACGGATACCTGAAATGATTATCGGACTCCTCATTACAACAATTGTTGCAGCAATCGTCGCCATGCGTGAAAAGAAAAAGCAAGCTGATCAGCGTGGAATCATTGTGACGGCCAGCATCCTCGGCCTCATTGCAACGATTGTCACAATTGTGGCTGGTCTTTTGACTATCGGTTACACAATTTGGAAAATTATGGATGATCACATGATGTTTTGGTGGTAAATGCTCTCTATTATTGTAGCCTACGATGCAGTGCGTGGAATCGGACAGGGAGGGCAACTTCCTTGGCCTAATATTAAAGAAGATTTCAAGCACTTCAAAAGAACTACTCTAAATCATCCCATCATCATGGGACGAAAAACGTGGGAGTCTTTGCCGCTCAAGCCTCTTCCAGATCGACGTAACATTGTCGTTTCTAGGCATCTTCCTTCACAAGACGCACCGCACGTGTGCCGCTCTCTGGAAGAGGCTCTTACTGAAGGTATGAAATACAACGAAAAGGTATTTCTTATCGGTGGAGGGGAGCTTTATCGAGAGGCCCTCAAAAAGAATCTTGTTGATGAGATTATTGCAACAGAAGTGAAGGGCGGATACATTTCCGATACCTTCTTCCCTGTGGTTGATTGGGCTGTCGCTCCTTGCGACATTCTTCAAAAGAACGCAAACTTCAATATTGTTGTATACAAAAAGGAAAAACATGAAAGTATACCTACGGGATCGTAATACCGGCCTCGCCGATTGTTGGCGTAAGGTCTTTGCTGCTGAATCGGATGTCCATGTCTCAGTTGGCGATATCTTTGCTGACGGCGAGCACATGGAAGTGGATGCCATCGTAAGTCCGGCAAACTCATTCGGATTCATGGACGGCGGCATTGATTATGTTTACAGCGAATTCTTCGGCTGGAACATGCAAATGGAACTCCAGTCCAAACTTTGGACTGAACACAATGGCGAATTGCTTGTTGGTCAAGCTGTTGTCGTTGACATTCGCAACACCAACCCGGATACGCCGATTCCTTATCTAATCAGTGCTCCGACGATGCGAGTCCCGCAGACTGTTGGCGGTACGGTGAATGCTTATCTTGCGTTCGTTGCCGCTCTTCGAGAAGCTGAGAAGCATCCAGAAATCAACTCTATCCTCTGTCCCGGCCTTGGTACGGCAGTTGGTCAGATGCCTTACGCTCATTGTGCTATTCAGATGCATGCTGCTTGGAAGCGTTACAACAATCCAAAAGCGTTCGATGTTCTTGGCGTAGCTCACATCGACCACTACAATATGCTAGAGCCAACCATGTATATGATGAACCTTGCCGCTCATGGATGATTCCTTGGCAGAGTTTGATGATTTCTTTGGAGCATTTTCGACATTGATGAATGTCGAACTTCGACAAAGTAAAAGTAGACATAACGTCTGTTTTTTTGGTTACAACGGGCGGTTGTACATTGTGCAGGTGAATACTTTCGAAGCTAGTGTCCGTCCGGCGGCAGGAAATGGTTTGTACCTCCCTTTTGTTGCTTATGTCCTTGACGAAAATGGGCCGGATGTCGCAACACTCTGTTACAAGTTTCTCAAATATTTGAGAACCTTGCCAACAGAAGTCGATTGGGTCAAAGAGGGATTTTGAAACTCCTGAACTCTATTAAGGCACAGGGAAATCTGTGCCTTAATAGAATTTCGGGGGTTAAATGGAATCTTTGGATAATTTGCTTTCACATAATCGACAAAATCGGATCTCGATCCACTGCATCGGTGATTCAATGATCGATGAATACTATCCAGTTGACGTAAAGCGAATCAGTCCAGAATTTCCAATGCCAATTATGCATTCCAACACCGAGGAATGTATTGACCGACCGGGTGGCGTAGCAAATGTCGCCTACCAATTCAAACACTTCAATGTTGAAGCTCAACTGATTTGCTTCTCGGATCATCTATCCACACTTGTCTTTCGTAAACATAAACTCAAATTCTCTCCCTGCACCAATGTTGCAGTTCATGTCCCTCGCAAACGTCGCTTTTTAGACAACTTCATTCAAGTTAAGCGTTGGGACATTGAGAGTCCAAACTATGGTCTTCCAGAGAAGGAATATAAAGACGCAATCAAGGATTCTCTTGAAACTACTGAAGCAATTCCCTTACCAGACGTGGCGATCTTCTCTGATTACGGTAAGGGGTTCTTCACCAAGGAAAGCTGTCAAGCTTGGATGAAGAGATATGCTAAGTGTAAGACTGTGGTCGATCCAAAGAATAGTCCTCTTTCTTGGTGGAAAGGTTGTACGGTCTTTAAGCCAAACAAGAAGGAAGCCACTGAACTAACGGGAGAAACAGATTGGCGTAAGCAGTGTGATGTCATTGTTGCCAAGACTCATTGCAAGGCTGTTGTGATTACCCTGAGTGGCGAGGGACTCGTTGGATGGACGGAGGAAAATGGCTACTTTGAATACAACCCGCAATACAAGATCGTGCCTGAAAGTGTCATTGGGGCCGGAGACGCTTTCGTTGCGTTCCTATCTCTTTCCATTGCTCATGGTTTCTCTGTTGAAGATGCCTCGCAACTGGCTTACGAAGCTGGATCGATTTATGTCCAGAACAAGATGAACCGCCCGATTGTTCCAGCAGAACTCAGCAAGACTCGCTGCATCCAACCAGAAGACCTTGTTGGCCGTGATTTCAAGCTTGTCTTTACGAATGGTTGCTTTGATATCTTACATCGAGGCCATTTGAATACTCTTCGATTTGCTAAGGCCAAGGGAGAGAAACTGGTCGTTGCTTTGAATTCAGATGCCAGCGTGAAACGATTGAAGGGCGAAAGTCGTCCAATCAATCCTCTTGAGGATCGTATGGCTTTGATGGCTGCTATTAAAGAAGTGGACTTCGTGATCAGTTTTGACGAAGATACGCCTTACGAAGTCATCAAGAGATGTAAGCCTGACGTGTTGGTGAAAGGGGCTGATTATCAGATCGCCACTATTGTAGGGTCAGACATTGTTCCTGAGACCTATGTGTGTCCGCTGGTTGAGGGTTGCAGTACGACGAAAATCATCAATCGTCAGAAGAATCAGTGACCGTGGGTGCAATGTTTGCAATTTTGGTCGATGCAACACTGGTTCACGGAACATTTGCATCCCGCTCCGCAAGAACAATTACATTGAGCACAGCCGCCTCCAGCAAGTGCTAGAAAACCCAAAAATAGTACAAGAAAAACTCTCATTGCCTCGCTCCTTTGTAGGGACGAGGTATATAGAGTATGAACAAGAAACAAATCAAGAAGCACTGCGACAAAAAGTGTTACTTCTGTGATGTAAGTGATTACAATCTTCTTGACGCCCATCGTATTATCCCCGGCTCTGATGGCGGCACCTATAACGAGTGGAATATGCTCACTCTTTGTGCCAATTGTCACAGGCGATGCCACTCAGGCAGTATTGTGATTCATCAGAAATGCTTCACAAGTCTTGGTCGGCATATCCTACGTTGTACGATTGATGGCAAAGAAGAATGGGTCTAAAAGAAAACCCGCCGTAAGGCGGGTTTTTGTGTTAGCGGCGAGGGGCAGGAATCTTTGCCTCAAATGGTTTTGAGGCTTCCAGAGGTTTAAGCACTGGAGCTTCGACCGTTTCTTTCGGAACAAGTCGCAAGTGCAATGTTACCTGACGACCCTGATCGTACTGAATCCCCTGAACATAATTGAACTGTTGATTGCTCTGACCTGTAAGGCCAGTTCCACCCGAGCGAGCAGAAGTCTTGAGAGGGCCTTCTTCGGCAACTCTCTTGGGGCTTTCGATCTTTGGTTTGTTTGCAGGCACCGATTGACCGTAACCTCTTTCTGGCGTGAATGTCACCGAAATCAATCCTAACTTACCAGATTCAACTTGATCCAACTTGGCAGCAAAATATTCACGAGTTTGCTTCTGAATGAAAGTGAAACGAGCGGTGTCGCCAAGACTACGTTCAATAACAATCGTTTGATTGGGTTCGACACGGAAAACTCCAACTTCCTTGCCGTCAATTACAACCTTTGCATCTGAACGAACGCCTGCTTTGGATTTGAGGCGAACTTCGTACTGACGCATATGAGGCATGTAAACGTATCCTTCATCGTCGGATGCCGCTGCATTCCAAAGCGTCACTTCGCTGTAGCCGCCGTACTGGTTCGGCATTAGTGATTTTTCGTGATTCCCGATGGTGAGTTCGTAGTCGCCGTGACTGATCCCGCCTTTAACGTAAGTTGTGGTTCTGGTGTTTTGAGCACAAAGGCTGGTTGTCATCAGAAAAACCATCATGAGTGTTTTGAACATGGTTCTCTCCTTTTGAATATGAGAGTGAGACTCCTACATATTTGCATGAACACTTCATTCAAAAACTGGCTCGAAACCAACGGTTTTCTGCAAGAAATGGGTACAATGATGAACCCGAATCCTAACAAGGTTCAGTTCTCTAACGGTGCAACCACACCGAGTCCGCAACTTCAGACCGTAGCGAACAACTTGGTTTCGAAAACCGATCCACAAGCTTTTAATGCTGTGAAGACTGCCCCAACCGGGACGCAGAAGGTTGGTCAGTTGATGGGGGCAGTTCAGAAGGGGTTCTCAACTTTGAACCCTAATGTCCAGAAGCAGTTCCCAATGGCCGATGTCGCCAAGGCCGCTGCAAATTCTCTTGGTATGCCACAGGTGATGAAGGGCATCCAAACCCAATGATGACGTTCAAGGAATTTCTGGCGATGCAGACTTTCAAACCGCAAACCTCGACTTTGAAAGGTAAACTTTCGGGTCTGGAGGTTCAGCAGGATTTCAGCAACCCTGACAAAGTCCTATATAAGAAGCAACTCTCTCAGGCAGTTCGAGGCCCCCAGCCTGCTTCTCCGATTTCTGCGGACACCAAAAGAAAGTGGGGCACGAAGTTCACCAATCGATTCAAGATTCGCAAAGGAAGCGGTCTTGACGGAACAACTCTTTAGCGTAATACTCCCCTCATGACCTTTCGGTTTGGAACTCAACAAACTTTTCGAACTGAAAGAGAACTTGACGATCTTCAGCAGAACGTTTAAGATTCTCAGTGTCCTGATTCCAAAACTTGTATCTTAGGGGTTACGCATGGAAGCCATCAGCAAGTATGTCAAGCACTTTGATAGGGAGCGTTATGCTTCTCTTAACGAAGAAATGACGCTTGACCAATTTCTTCAGAGAACGCTCGAAAACCCACGTCTGCTGCGAAACGCTTTTCAGTACATCTACGACATGATTATGTCGGAAGGTACTGAGACCTTCAAGCGATACCGCAGGACTATGAAGCGGTACAAGTTCTTCAAGTCTTGTAAGACCAAGATTTTCGGTCTTGAAGAAACGCTTGAAGCGATCATGAACTACCTTGAGTCTGCCGCTGGCGGACACGGTACTCAGAAGCGTTTCCTCTTGCTCCACGGCCCGGTCGGTTCGTCTAAGTCCACCATCTGCCGTGCTATCAAGGAAGGACTTGAAAAGTACAGCCGTACTGATGCAGGTGCTTGGTATACCTACAAGTGGGTGAATCTCCCTGCTGATATTTTCGCTGAGTCCGAGTCTCACTCGCCACTCAACGAAAACCCGGTCAAGTTGCTTCCTCCGGAAATGCGTGAAGCATTCATCAAGGATGTGAATGCAAACTTTGTATCACAATATGCAAAGTCGAACGAAGCTCAAGTCGCTGCTGGTGAAGCGACCGAGTACCATATCTATGACGTTGGCAGCGAAGGGGAACTCAACCCACGCTGCAAGCTGTTCCTCCGTGATCTTCTCAAGAAGTACGACGGAGATTGGACGGCTGTGGTTGAAAACCACATTCGGGTTATCCGAAAGGCTCACAACGAAGCCGATCGTATTGGTATCGGTACGTTCCAGCCGAAGGACGAGAAGAACCAAGACTCGACCGAACTGACGGGAGATATCAACTTCCGTAACATCGGTCAATACGGTTCGGATTCCGATCCTCGTGCCTTCAACTTCGACGGTGAATTCGAAGTCGGAAACCGTGGAATGGTTGAATTCATCGAAGCTCTTAAGCTTCAGAATGAATTCCTCTATGACCTGCTCGAAGCAACGCAGGATCATTCGGTCAAGCCGAAGAAGTTTGCTCGTGTTGTGGTTGACGAAGTTATCGTTGGTCACACCAACACTCCTGAATTCGAGAAGCTCAAGGGCAATCGATTCATGGAAGCTCTTCGTGACCGAACCATCAAGGTTGACGTTCCGTACCTCCTCAGTTGGTCGGACGAAATCGGGGTTCTGGAACAGGACTACGGCCCCAACAGTCGCAAGGTCAAGCAGCATGTGATGCCGCACACCTTGGAAATCGCAGCCCTCTTTGCGATCCTCACCCGTCTCTACGACGATCCGGATCACAAGCTCGATCTCCGAGACAAGGCCAAGCTGTACGATGGGAAGAGTCTCCCGAACTGGACTGAAGATTCCGTCAAGGAACTTCGGGACAAATACCCGAACGAAGGTTTGGTGTTCGGCCTCTCTGCTCGTTACATCCAAGACTGTATCGCAGTCTGTGTGGCAGAGAATCGTGGATACGTCAATGCGTTCCACGTCCTCAACGCCCTCAAGAATCGTCTCCGCACGTCAAGCCTTGTTGATGAGCAGAAGATTGATGACTACGAGAAGGCTCACGATCTCGCCGTGAAGGAACTTGAGGATATCCTCAAGAACGAAGTTCAGAAGGCTCTTGTCGCTGACGAAAACATCATCGTTCGTCTGTGCAGCAAGTACATCGACAACGTCGTCGCCTTCGTCAACAGTGAGAAGATTCGCAACCCGATCACCGGTCGGGATCAGCCGCCCGATGAACGCCTCATGCGTTCCATCGAAGAGAAGATCAATGTCCCTGATCAGGGTAGCCGTGACTACCGCCGCTCGATTGCGACCTTCATTGGTACGCTCTCGGCCCGCAAGCAAGAGTTCCGTTGGGACAGCAATCCGGAACTCGCAAAGGCCCTCCAGATGAAGGTCTTCGACGACGTGAAGGATACGATCAAGCTGTCTTCGCTCTCCAGCGAAGCCGCAGCGGTCGATCCGGAACTGCAAGAGAAGATCGACGCCATCAAGACTCGCTTGATCAAGAACTTTGGCTACAACGAGCAGTCGGCCACAGATGTTCTGGAATACGTCAGCAGCATCTTTGCTGCTGGTGATTCCGACAGCAAGTAATTGAAATCTCAAAGCCGCTATGCTCTGAACGTCATGTGACGGGCATAGCGGCTTTTTGTAATCGGAGACACTCACATGCCAAAAAGAATCCACGAAGACCACAAACATTTTCGAGACGTGATTAAGGGTCGTGCTCGTCAAGAACTGAGCCGCCTTCGCAAGTCCGCCGATTTCGTTCGCCAGCGTCCAGACGGTTCCCGATTCAGAATCACTGTTCCGGGAATCGAACAGCCTCATATTGTCTTCGGAGACAATGGCAAGGGTGTTGGACGTGGTAAGGGTGAAAAGGGTAAAGTCGTTGGACGTGATCCCAAGCCGGGTGAAAAGGGCGAACGTGCCGGTGAAGGTCATGAGGGCGGGATGACGGTTGGCGTCGATTTGGATGAATTCCTCAACTTCCTTCAGGAAGAATTGGAATTGCCAGATATGAAACCAAAGCCGAATCAGACGTTCGAAGAGATCAAGATTCGGTACAACGATATCTCTCGTATCGGCCCTGAGTCGTTGCGTCATACTCGTCGCACGATGATGGAAGCGATGAAGAGACTTGCCTGTTCCGGCGATCTCAACAAACTTCATATGCTGCCGGGTATGAATGTTCCTGTTCCATTGATTACTCCAATCAATCAGGACAAGCGTTACCGTCAGTACCAAGAAGAGAAGATTCCTTCGAGCAATGCTCTGATCTTCTTCGCTCGGGACTCATCCGGTTCGATGGACAAGTTCCGTACAGATATTGTATCGGACATGGCTTGGTGGATTGATATTTGGATTCAAAAGTTCTACAAGAGAACTGAAAGAGTCTACGTCATCCACGACAGCCTTGCAGAAGAAGTTTCTCGGGACAAATTCTACGGTTACTCGGGTGGTGGTGGAACCATGTGTTCTTCACCATTCAAGATGATTGCGGATATTCTTGAGAACCGCTTCCCAGCCGATCAGTACAATATTTACATTTTCTACTTCTCGGACGGTGACAATTGGGGTAATGATGACAATCACAAGATTGTCGAACTCCTCAAGGGGCCTCTTGGGCCAGATATTGTCAATATGGTCGGGTTTACTGAAATCTGTCCTTACGGATTCGGTGACTCAACTTTGAAACAATACATGGACAAGGAACTCAAAATTGTCGATCATGTGTCTACCCTGAGCGGTTACGAGCATGTAAGAACCACTTACATTGGTCAAAACCCTGACTCGGATTCGAAGAGTGCAACGAGCAGCGGTGGATGGGGAGCGGAGCCTTTGGACGAAAAGGAACGCAACCAGCAAATCGTTCGGGCAATCAAGGATATCATTGGGAAGGAGCGTGTGTTCAAATGAGTAAGAACAAAAGTCCGGCCGTCAAAAGCCGAATGCTGTCTGGTTCTCCATTCCTTATGGGTGACAACTCCACGCCCGGCGTGAGGATGCATCCTGAGCTTGCAGAACAGATGGATATGATCTTCCGTGAGTGTCGTGAGTTTGGGTTGGATTTCTATCCAACCATCGTCGAACTCTGCACTTACGATCAAATTTCCGAAATCGCATCCTACGGCGGATTTCCTGTTCGTTATCCACACTGGTCATTCGGTATGGAATACGAAGAACTCAGCCGGGGTTACGAATACGGTATGCACCGTATCTCGGAAATGGTGGTCAACACGAGTCCATGCGTTATCTACTGCATGGACAGCAACACACTTGTTGACAACATCGACGTGATCTGTCACGCCCTTGGACACAATGACTTCTTTAAGCAGAATGTGTTCTTCCGTGGCACTGACACGAACATGATGAACAAGTTTGCCAATCACGGAGCACGCATCCGTGAGTACATGGCACGCTGGGGCAAGGAACGTGTGACCGAATTTATCGATCATGTTCTTCGTCTCTCAACATTGGTTGACTCGTCCAAAGAATGGATGCCGAAACCGATGAAGAGCGAAGCTATCCGAGATAAACGAAATGTTTATCATCCGGATCGACGTGAATCGACTAACGAGTATATGGACGATTGGGTTAACCCTCGTGACTATATCAACTCGGAAAAGAAGAGAATTGAGCGTAAGGAACTCGCCGAAGAACTCGAATTGTTCAGCGGCCCTGAACGTGACGTGTTTGGTTACATTAAAGACCACGCACCACTCAAGCCTTGGCAGCAAGATATCGTCTCCATGTTGCACGATGAGGCATGCTACTTTGCTCCTCAGCGTTTGACAAAGATGATCAATGAAGGTTGGGCCTCTTACGTTGACTTCTGCATGATGTGCCGTAAGGGACTCGTTGCAGCCGGTCAGAAGAGACCTGATATGGGTATCATGCAATACGCATATCACAAGATGCTCGTTCTCGGCGGCGATATGTCTCAGAATCCATACAAGCTCGGCTTCGAGCTTCTGATGGATATCGAGGAACGCTGGAACAAGGGTCGCTTTGGTCGAGAATGGGACGAATGCGACAGCATGGCAGAACGTGAGAATTGGGACAAGAAACTCGGACTCGGAAAAGAAAAGGTTTTCGATGTTCGCAAATATTGTAACGATCTCACCCTGATCGCTGAGTATTTCACTCCTGAGTTCTGTCAGAAGATGGATTACTACGAGAAGGAAAGATTCCCGAACGGTGAGTGGAAGATTCAGAGTCGAGATCACAAACAGATCAAGCATCGCTTGATGGCCCGTTATTGCAACGGTGGTCTGCCGGATATCCGACTTGTCGATCCAAACCATCGTGGCAAAGGATACTTCCTGCTCCAGCACAATTACGATGGTCGTCCTCTCTATGATCCGTTTACACGAGAGACTTTGATCTCGATCTACAGATTGTGGAAGAATGACGTTGTGCTTGCAACGGAAGACGAGAACGGCGACGAGTTCGTTTATTACTGTACGGGTGGTCGTGACCCGAAGAATGACGTTGCCGTAATGTACCGATCTGATTACGAAAAGATGATCAAGTAATCAGAAGCCGGGGGGAGGAGCATTCAAGCTCCTCCCCGGTTCTGGCAGGGGTTGGTTATTCTTCATGTAGTCCAGTTCTTGCTGAGACGGCATGGTGTAACCTAACCCTTCTTGTCCGCTGGGTTGGGCCGGTTGAGCAACAGTTTGCTCCCATTGCTTGCAGAATTCTGCTGCCAATTGCTTAGCTGCATGACCTTGATCCGATGCCGGATTGAATTGC